GCACAGGGTACTCACCCCTACACCAAGCACGCACCTGACGCGCATGTACGCCCAGAAGCCACCCAGCATCGATTTGCCGTAATTCACAGCGCAAAAGCAGATCGCGAAAGTCAGACGGACTCACGATAACTCTCCCAAATGCCGTAGGAGATCCTCCGCATCCCGCACCCACTTAGACTGCCCCTCCTCAGGAAGGTCATACACCTCCCAGTAGGCACTACGGACAACGGCTAACAGGGAAGGCGCACAGGCAATCAACGTCGCATTCGCCTCACCCAAAGAGCCAGAGCCACAGTTGGCAACGGGGGATTCATCCACATCCACAACGACAGTCACGGGTACGTCAGAGACGCCTTTTCGCTTCACAGGCGATACGTACCAAGGACCTCTACTTCTGTTCACTTCAACCTCCTGCCCCTCTGGGGCGTTAATGGATCGTCACTCTCTGCTGCTCAAGCCGGGAGAGGCCCCGCTCGATCGTGCTCGCGAGCCACGCATTGGCGTAGTCGGTCATGGCCTGCCTCGAACCGAATCGGCGCCTACGTTGCGTCTGCGCGGTATGCCCGATGGTCAGCACCCAGAAGCCGCCGCCCTCCTCCCAGACTCCGAGGTAGTACCGGGTGCGGATACGGCCCTGCTCGACCCTCCCTGCCTTCAGCCCTTCGAGCGGCCCGCCCGGGCGCGTCAGCCAGACCTCAAAGGGCAGCGGGGTGTCCGGTGTGATCACGGCGTCACCTTCGACATGGTCAGGATGCCCTCGGTCCGCCCGTCGCTTTTTCCCAACAGATAGGCGTAGCGGGTGTAGGACTGAGCCAGCCTCTGGATGTGCTCATCCGTCTGGGTGGGCATACCCTGCCTAAGCAGGGCAGCCAGTTGCTCGGTCAGTTGATCGAGCGCCTTGTTGTTCCAGTTCATCGCAATACCTCCTCAAGTCGTCGTTGGGCCTCGGCCAGCGCGTCCTCTGCCGTCTTGAACAGACCCCCTCGCCAAACCGTCTTGTAGGTCGCATCGACCAATGACGGGCGCCAGCGGGTGGCTCCATTGCCCATGCGTGTCTCGATGACCGCGGGGTTCATAGCAGGGGCGCTCATCGCGATACTCCCGGTGCGAACTCGATGGTGAACACCCGGTCGCGCTTGTTGTCGACGATGGCGTACCGACCCGGCTGGGACTCGATGATCTTCCCGAAGTCAGCCATCAGGAAGTCGAGGTCCGCGTAGACCGCGACCACCTCAAGGATGTTGGACTTCAGTACGACCTCGTACCGGAACCCTGAGCCGCTCATTGCACACCTACCTTGGCCATCATGGTCGCGCCGTCGATCTTGCCCAGCGAATAGGTGTACTCAAGGAAGGACGCAGCCAGTCGCCGGTTGGCCTCCCAGTCAGCCTTCTCGACCGACGTGGCTTCGTCTGCGTCATTGAGGATGCGCGTGAGTTCATCCACCACGCGCTCCAGTTCTTCGTTATTCGGGTTCATCGCGCACCCACCTTGACCGCGGCCTTGCGGACGCTGATCTTGACGTTGCCATCGATCCACGACTGGGCGACACCGACTTCGAGCAATTTGGCCTTGGCGGCCTTCGTGTCGAAGGTCTGGACCAGCGTCTCATCGCTGACCGTGACGGCGAACATGGAACCCTCGAAGCGACCCTGACCGCGGGTGCGGAAGGCATCAGCGATCGAATCGTACTGAGCCTGCAGGTCGGCGATCTGGGCAGCCAACTGGCCGAGACGATCGGCATCAGAGGCGGGGAACTGGATGACTTGTGCAACTGCGTTCATAACGATCTCCGATATCAGATAAGTGAAACTACAAGCGCAGTTTAAGGCAGAAACCACCGGTGTCAACAACTTTCGCACCGAAAGATAGTAGGCTCCAACGCCATGCATCTTGTGTCACGAAAGTGCTTGACGGATATGTTTACTCAGGTAAACTCGCGCTATACCTGATCTGTTATCGGAGATTCACATGACTGCTCAATACCTCGACATCATTGCTAAGGTCCGCGCCGGCACGCACCGCATCCGTTCGTACAAGGGCGCCCGCGGCCGCACTCGCTTCGATTTCGAGTACCTCAGCCAGCGCCGCAACGAGTGGATGCCTGCGACGGCCGAGCACAAGGCCCTGCTGCGCGCCTCGAAGGAATTGCCGTACCGCTATGACATGACCCTCGGCGTCGTCTACGAGGTGGCAGCATGATCACGATGTCCGTCAGCCAGCGCATCTACCGCTCGTGCCAACTCGACGAACTCGCCGGCCACTACGGCTTGACTCGCGTCCCGTCGAACCGCAAGGGCATCTGGTTCGCTGGCCCTGAGAGCGCATGGCGACGCCTTGCCGACGACGTAGAGTTCCGCGGGCAGGGTGGCTGGGACGAGTCAGCCCTGCGCCCGTCAGAGGGCCTGCATGGTCGCATCACCAAGGCCGCGGCTAAGGCGGCATAATAGATACCGCGGGCACCACCTCACCGCCCGCACCCGATGCGCCCGGTCACCCACTTACCTCACGCCGGCTGGGGAGGCGCAAGCCGGCACTCTCGATGACGACTCGCACCTGCCGATCCTGTAAGCAACCCTTCGCGACCGCGGAGTCCATCCGCACCCATAAGCGCGACATGCTCTGCCGCCCCGTCGACGTCCTGCTCGCGATCGGATGGCGCAAGACACCTAAGGGCTGGATACCGCCCACTACGCCCAGCGCACCCTACGCCAGCCGTAAGGCCCAGCGCCGCTCCTAGACCGTCTCCGCGCGTCTCGCGCCCTGTGCACAACTCTGTGGATGGCCTGTGAATAACGTGTGGGCATCCTGTGGATAACCTGTGGATAACCCCCGGCGGGCTGGGGGAGGGGTACCCCCCTCTGTATTAGGGCGAGGGACCCATGGGGTGTGTTAATGCCCCGCTCCGGCATATATCCAGAATTTCTTTAAAAAAAGACCCCCCCGGGGGTACCCTATCCCCCTACGGCATGTTATTTACTTAGGTAACTGCGGAGGGTGTATGGCAAAATCGAAAGTGAACGCGGCTGGTAATTACACCAAGCCTGAGATGCGTAAGTCCTTGTTCCAACAGATCAAGGGGCAAGCGACGCAGGGTACGAAGGCCGGTCAGTGGAGTGCGCGCAAGGCGCAGTTGCTGGCCAAGAAGTACAAGGAAAAGGGTGGAGGCTATAGAGACTGATGCGTAAGCCACAAAAGTCGTTGAGGGATTGGACCGAGCAGGAGTGGACCACCAAGAGTGGGAAGCGATCCTCGGATACCGGTGAGCGTTATTTACCGAAGGCGGCCATTCGCGCGCTGTCTCCTCAGGAGTATGCGTCGACGACGCGTGCCAAGCGTGAGGGTAAGGCGAAGGGTCAGCAATTTGTTGCGCAGCCTAAGCGCATTGCGCGCAAGACATCTGGGTATCGGTGATGCCTAAGAAGAAGAACACCGCGGGCCGCAAGCCTTTTGTCCCGACCATGGCCAACCGCCTGTTGGTGCGCAAGTTAGCGCGTGCGGGTTGGAGTCAGGATGAGATTGCCGAGGGCATGGGCGTATCGGATGAGACCTTGCGCAAGTATTTCCGGTACGAACTCGACATGGGGAATATCGAGATGTGCTCCACGATCGAGGAGACGCTGTACCAGATTGCGACCGACAAGGATCACAAGGCTGTGGTGGCTGCGGCGACTGTGCTGCTGAAGGCCAAGGGCGGTGATGAGTACCGCGAGACCAAGCGCACCGAGATCACGGGTGCCGATGGCGGGCCGTTGGAGCAGCGAATACAGAATGTGGATGTCATTGACGCAAGCAAACTCAGTTTTGAGGAGCGAGATGCGCTGACAAAGATCTTGGAATCCGCGACAGAGATATCTGAAGAGCAACGCGAAGCATTCGAGGCGGAAGAAGAGGGTGACGAAGAAGAATGATCTGGTGCGCATTGGTCCGAAGGTCATCAGCAAAAAGAAGCAGTTGCTGGAGATTGACCGGGCTAATTGCGAAGACAGCCTGTATTTGTTCCTTCGAGGGGCGTGGAGATATCTAGACTCCTCGCCGTGGAAGGATGGCTGGCCTGTTGAGGCTGTGGCCGAACACCTGCAGGCGGTGGTCGATGGTGAGATCAAGCGTCTTATCATCAACATCCCGCCTCGTATGGGTAAGTCGTCTATTACCTCGGTTGCCTTACCGGCGTGGACATGGGCACAGCGAGATAGCGGGCCTACCTGCGGACCCGGTGTGCAGTTCCTGCATGCTTCCTACGCTAACCAGTTGTCGTTGCGCGACTCCGTTAAGTGCCGCCGGTTGATCGAATCGTCTTGGTATCAAGAGAGATGGGGCGAGCGCTTCTCGCTCAACTCCGACCAGAACACAAAGAGCCGCTTCTCGAACGACAAGGGCGGTGAACGCCTGATTACCTCCATCGGTGCCGCGGTAACCGGTGAAGGTGGATCGATCATCGTCGTCGACGACCCTAATGCCGCGAACGAAGCCTTCTCCGAGGCAACCATCCAGACCACGATCGACTGGTGGGATGGGACGATGTCGACGCGTTTGAACGACCCGAAGACCGGTGCCTACATCGTTATTCAGCAGAGATTGGCGGAAAACGACCTGACCGGGCATATCCTCTCCAAAGACGTCGGTGAGTGGACTCACCTCTGCCTGCCGATGCGCTACGAGCCTGAGCGCGCCTTTGTCACCTCGATTGGCTGGAAAGATCCGCGCACCGAACCCGGTGATTTGCTCTGGCCTGATCGGTTTGGCGACACCGAGACCGAGTTACTAGAGAAGCAACTCGGCCCCTACGCGACTGCCGGACAGTTACAACAGCGCCCAGAACCCGCAGGCGGTGGTGTCATCAAGCGCGACTGGTGGCAGTTGTGGCCCGAACAAGTTTTCCCGCCGATGGATTACATCGTGGCATCGCTCGATACCGCCTATACGACCAAAACGATGAACGACATGTCCGCGATCACGATCTGGGGCATCTTCACCGAAGACACCGTCGCCCGAGCCAGCCGCGTCATGGACTCCGATGGCCGCCCGATGTACATCGATCGCTCCTACTCGGAGAGCGCACCGAAGGTCATGCTCATGCATGCATGGCAAGCGCGCCTCGAACTGCATGAATTAGTCGAGAAAGTCGCTAATACCTGCCGATCATTAAAGGTCGACAAACTATTAATCGAAAATAAAGCGGCAGGAATCTCCGTCGCACAAGAAATTCGGCGCTTGTATAGCAACGAGAATTTCACCGTGCAATTACAAGATCCGAAATCACAAGACAAATTGTCGCGCCTGTACTCCGTACAGCACCTTTTTGCCGAAGGGATCATCTACGCGCCGGACCGTACGTGGGCCGACATGGTCATCACGCAGGTCGGTCAGTTCCCCAAGGGCAAACACGACGACCTCGTCGACACCGTTTCGCAGGCGTTGCGTCACATGCGCGAGTTGGGCCTATTAGTGCGCGCACCGGAGCGAATTGCCGAGATCGAATCGATGAAAGGCTATACCAACAAGCAACCACCCCTGTATCCATCCTGAGGAACTTATGTCTTCTGTACGAGCAAGCGCCATCGTAGACAAAATCGACAACGGTCCCGTGCCAACGTGGGAGGTAACTACGTGGGGGGAACCACCGCACGATCACCGCCGAACGTATACTTTGCAGGCCAAAACTGATACTTTGGCTGCACAAGAGGGAATCCGTCTTTTCGTGGAAGAGATGGAAAACTTGGATTCTTTAGACAAGGGTTAAACCTATGGCGCTCACGCCCGGCCTCGTTCCAAACATCCGACAGGTTCCTGAATCGCCTGTGGGTGAGGTTGACCCTGCTGATGTCATTGTTGAAATGGCAGAAGAAGGCGGTGACATGCCGGACATCGACGATGCCGGCAACATTGTCCGCATCGAACACGGCGATGGGAGTGTCACTGTTTCCTTGGACGGCCGTCCTATCGAAGAAGCGGAGCGCGGCACTCGCGGTGGTTGGTTCGATAACCTTGTCGATGAGATCGACGAATTTGAAGTAAACCGCATTTCGAGCGATTTGCTCCGCGGTATTGAAGACGATCTGCAGTCACGAAAAGACTGGGTTGAAGATCGCGCCATGGGTATCAAACTCATGGGCCTCAAGGTTGAGATTCCGGGGCTGCAAGGCGCCTCGGATGGCGCGCCCGTCGAAGGTATGAGCAAGGTCCGGCATCCATTGTTGCTAGAAGCCGTGCTCCGATTCCAAGCCAACGCTCGCAGCGAGTTGCTGCCGACCGATGGCCCCGTGAAGGTCCGAAACGACACCCTAACGGGTGGTTTGGAGACCGATCAGCAGGCTGATGCCCTCGAAAAAGACCTCAACCACTACCTCACGGCAGTGGCAACCGAATACTACCCCGATTCCGATCGCATGCTTTTGATGCTTGGATTCGGCGGAACATCGTTCAAAAAGGTCTACAACTGCCCGTTGCGTAATCGTCCGGTGTCCGAAACGGTCGATGCTGATGATCTGATCGTCAACAACGCCGCGACCGACCTTGCGAACGCCAAGCGCGTCACGCAGCGCGTCTTCATGCGTCCTTCGACGGTCAAACGCCTGCAGATCTTGGGTGTCTACAAAGACATCAGCCTGCAGACGCCGAACGCACCGAAGTTGGATTCGCTGCAGCGCGAAGAAAAGGCCCAGCAAGGCCTGATGCCAGAGACGCAGAACCCGGAAGATCGCGATCGCGAGATCTACGAGTGTTACTGCGAACTCGACATTCTCGGTTTCGAGCACAAGCACAACGGCAAAATCACCGGTCTTGAGATCCCGTACGTGGTGACGATTGACCTGTCATCGCGTCAGGTGCTCTCCATCGTCCGTAACTACGACGAAAAGACCAAGAAACTGCCTGTCGCGCGCAAACGATTCGTCAAGTACACGTTCGTGCCGGGTCTGGGCTTCTACGACATCGGTCTCTTGCACATTCTCGGCAACACAACGAACGCGATCACCGCTGCGTGGCGCGAGTTGCTCGACGCCGGCATGTACTCAAACTTCCCGGGCTTCCTGATGGCCGATACCGGTGCCCGGCAGAACACAAATATCTTCCGCGTGCCTCCGGGCGGCGGAGCGTTGGTGAAGACGGGGGGTCTTCCGATCAATCAGGCCATCATGCCGCTGCCTTATCAGCCGCCCTCACAGGCCCTGATGATGCTCGTCGACAACATGGCCAACACCGGTCAGCGTATCGGTGGCACGTCCGAGTCGATGGTGGGCGAAGGCAAGCAAGAACTGCCTGTCGGCACCGCCCTCGCGATGATTGAACAGGCTGCCAAGGTGATGAACGCCGTGCATAAACGCTTGCATGCGGCTCAGGCAGAAGAATTTAAACTGTTGGTCGAGTGTTTCCGCGAGAACCCGGAATCGTTTATCGATCAAAAGTGCCCGTCGCGTCAGCCGTGGAACGAGCAAATGTTCCTGCAGGCCTTGCAAAACTGTGAACTCGTCCCGCAAGCCGACCCGAACACCGCCTCGCACGCTCAGCGCCTCGTCAAAATTATGGCGCTTAAGGAGTTGCAGGCTGCAAACCCGTCGATGTACGACCCGATCGCGATCGACACCGCTGCGTTGAAGGCTATTGGCTGGAGCAACCCGCAGCAGTTCCTCGCACCGCCGTCCGCTCAGGGCAAGCCGCCGCCGGAACTGCAGAAGGTCATCGCCGAGATGCAGATCAAGAAGCAGGACGCCGATGCGCGCATGATCGACGCCAAGTCTCGCGAGGCGAAGACCATGGCCGAGATCCAGCACATGGGCCTCGAAGCGCAACATATGGCCGCTGGCGGTCTCGCCGCGGGTGGCGATGGCAGCAAGCAGGTCGACACGCCAGTCGATCAGATGCTCGCACAGGCCGATATCATGGATGCGCAGACCCGACAGGCAGATGTGCAGTTGAAGGCGCAGTACCATGCCGCCGAAGACCGCAATCGCGACCTCGACCGTCAGAGCCGCGAGCGCATCCAACTGCTGAATTTGGCCAAGGACGTCATGTTGCACCCGGGAGCCGGCCCCGAAGCCGCTCGCGATGTTGCACAGGTCCAGCGTGAAATTGCGCCGAAGCAATGAACTTCGACCCGAAAGCCGTTCGACGGGCCTTGATGGTAGCGAAGGATCTCGCTACCTCGATTGACCCCGGCTTTGCCAATATCAACGTCCCGATGCCCCCTGAGGGCGTGCCGTTAGAGCGCGCCAAGGGCGGCCCGATCAAGACCGTTCAAGGTCCTGAGCGAGACCAAAACCTTAAAGATTGGTTGGGCGACAGTTTCCTGCACGTCGATGGCGTGCCGCGAACGTATTACCACGGCACGTCTAAAGACACGCTGTTCTCGTCATTTAAAGTCGGCCGTCATGGCGCATGGTTTGCGTCAGATCCCAAAGAAGCGTCGATGTATGCGTCGCAAAACGACAGCATGTCGTCGCGTTACGAAGGCGGCAGGTTTGTTCCAACTAATACCGCCAGCCGTGTGATGCCGGTGTACCTCAAGGCAAGCAACCCGTACATGGGCGAATTTCCTGAGAAGTACAAAAACGTCGATAACTACAAAAAAGCAAATTCTGACTGGTTTGATGAACTACGTGCCGCCGGGTATGACAGTTGGGTGCCGCGTTCGCAGCAGGGCAATTTGGCCGTCATGCTTGAAGGTCCGCATCAGGTAAAGTCTGCGGTTGGCAACGACGGCACATTTGATCATCCGACGGACATTGCCAAAGCCGAAGGTGGCGCTGTTGACGACGACGAGATCCAACCGCGCAACTTGAACCCCATGGGTCTCTACAGCGCCGCGGCCGAGGCTGCGCGCGCTATCCCGCAAGAGCGTGGAACGCCGCAGCAGATGCTGGCGACCATGAAGGGCGTTAAGCCCGACGAACTCAATTGGTCTGGTGCGCAGAACAAGTTTGCCAACCAGAAGACAATCACCCGCGATGACTTGGCGCAGCACTTTGAAGACAGCCTGCCGCCGATTAGCGAACAAATCAGCGATAGATTTAGCGATTACACAGTTCCGGGTGGCGATAACTACCGCGCAACGTTGCTGACACTGCCACCTGATCTGTCTAAGCAGGCATATGGCACTGATTTTAATCAGTACAGGAAAGAGTCGCACTGGTCAGAGCCAAACGTTATTGCGCATCTTCGCCTGAAAGATCGCGAGTATTCCGAGCGCAAGCGCACGCCGAAGCCGGATACAACGACGAACATTTCGGTAAACACGCCGCTGACCCCGTCTGGCGTGGGAACGCGCGCCATTGATGCATGGTCATCGCCGACGCCGGGCTTGGTGGTTACCAAGTCGCTGGAGCCTGACGAGCGCGGCTTGTTCCGTGTAACTCATGTCGGCACCGGTTTGAATGCCAGCGCTAACAAAGCGTTTTCATTCCCGCAGGCCATGGATGCCGCACGGCGCCTTGGTGAACTGTGGGACGGATGGGAAAAAGACGCTGATGCCGTTAAGGCATGGGCTAAGGAGAACGGTAAAGCCGCTCGCGATACGCTGAGTCAGGCGGCAAATCCGCTAGGCAAAAAAGCCTTGCATCTTGAGGAACTACAAAGCGATTGGGCGCAGGAAGGTCGCGAGAAAGGCTTTGTTGGGCCAAAAGACGTTCAGAAGGCCCAGCAAGACTTTGAGAATTTGAAGAAAGAAATTTCTGATAAATACGCAAAGTATTACGATGATTTGTTGTCTGCCGGAAATATAGATTCAAACCTTTCTTACTCATTTTTGAGTAATCACTACAACAACGTCGACGAAACGCGAACTCATTTCAACAAAAATACACCGTATAAAATGTTCAAACTTCCGCTAGAAGATGACAAAAGCGGATTGTTTTTGTATCACAAGTTTCCAGAAGAGCCTGTAGATGAAGATCGTTTGCCGCCGGATGTGGCTGACAGGCTGATGAAGGCGCGCGAGAGCCATAACATCATTCAGAACTTTGATGAAAAAATCAAAGACCCTGAATATAGAAAACAAATTATTGATCAGCGAATGCAGGCTTTAAGCCCGCATACGTTTGCGCTTGAAATTGGCGATCCTTACTTGATTGCCAGATATCTTGAATTGGCTGGCGCAGAAAAAAGATTAAAAAAAGAAAAACTTCAAGAAGCGCCGTTTGTCACCAACACAAACCAGTGGACTGACCTTGGTCTGAAGCGCGCGCTTACCGAAGCGGCCCGCGGTGACTATGACAAATTGATATGGACTCCGGGCGCCGAGCAGGCTGATCGGTATAAGTTATCGAAGTACATCGATGAACTGAAATACCTGCAATCACATTCGGAAGGCCCAATCGCGCTAAAAGGATTTAAAAAGGGCAGGGAAATTTTTAACAAACAAGTTTCTTCTGAAGAATTAAATTCTTACGTCGGCAAAGACGTTGCAAAACAAATTTTGGAATCGCCAGAAGGCCGCGGGTCAATAAAAGGCGACAACTTGGCGATTGGCGGTCAGGGCATGCTGGAGTATTACGATCGCATCTTGCCGCGGCGCCTGTTAGCGCTAGCCCAAGAGCATGATCCCGAGGCCAAAATCGAGCCGCACAAAGAGGCCCGAGACCAAACCAAGAACTTTCCGTCGCTTCGTATCACGCCACGCATGCGTAAAAGCATCTTGAATCGCGGATTTAAGGCTTTTGCCCGTGGAGGTGCGGTGCAAAAACATTTGTTTAACGAAGAGCATGAAAGCCCATCGGTAAAGGTACCCGTCATGGATCACGATAAAGCGGTTCGGCGCGCGCTGATGATCGCCAGAGCCACTGGCGGCAAAGTATCTACGTTCCAGCAGATGGCAGATGCTCCGCCGGCAGATCCGTCAATCACGCCGACCGCCAATCCAAAGCGTTTGTTGTTTTCTGCAGAGGGCAAAGGCGGCGTAAAAGGCATTGTTGTTCCCAAACATATGTGGGAAGGCGCCGAAAAGACTACCGGCATGCGCGATATCAACAAGGCTCGCGCAGAAGTGTACGGCGCAGAGAATCGCGACCCGCTGACGCTCGGTCAGATCAGCAAAATTCACAAGCAAACGCTTGAAGATCACTTTGCTAAGCCCGTAGCGCAGCAAATTGCGGACGAAAAAGCAGCGTTGCAGCGCCTGCGTGCGGCAAAACACATCGCAAAAGACGCAAATACGCTGGATGAAAGCGAAAAATTAGACACCGTTCGGCATGAACGCGACGATCAAGGCCGAACTTACGTCGCATATGCCTCAAAAGGCATCGCCGGACACGCTTTGTACACGTCGGGATACGGCGATAACGAAAAAAAGATGGTGCTAAACACTTGCCCGGGCCAAACAACCGGCTGCGGTGGCGGAATTAGCCCGGATGGCGTCGTCGATACCAGCAAAGGCACCTGTTTTGCGCCAAATGCGGAGTCGCAATACCCCGGCGCCGCGGTTCGACGCGCCTGTCACGCTCAGGCGAAGCATGATCCCGCGATGACGCAGGATTGGATTCTTGCGCACACCGGTTCACTGCGTAACGCAGCAAAAAATGCCGATCGCAGCAATCAGGTGGTTCTGTTCCGCCCGAACGTGGTCGATGAAACAGACACAACGTCGCGATACGTCATCCAAAACCTGAACAAACAGCGCCAAGAAGATGGCAAGCCCGGGATTGTTGCCAATTCGTACGGCAAGACAAACGAGTTGCATGACCCGGAGAACGGGTATTTTGTGACGCACTCCAACGTTGGCCCAAAGACCAAGTTGGGGTCATCAATTGCCGAAAACATTAGCCGCGACAACCAGCGTGTTCGGTCGACGATTGATGCCGCAGACGCCAGAGGCAAGGATTTCACCAACGACAACGGTAATCTGACGCCGCCGAAAAACTCGTACATGGTGACCGACGTCAAGCGCTACTCACCGCTTGATCAGGCAATGCAGCAGGCGATTACGCATGCTAAGTATTGGTCGACCGGTCGCGAGCAAAATCAATTGTCGGATGCTGAGTTGGCAGAAGGGCCGGAAGGCCACTTTGACGGCAGCGGCGCCCCGACAACGCCAGACATGGCGCACTACGGTCACACCACGCTAAACGGCCGCCGTTACGACTATCAAAAGCAGCACATTTTGCATCCGCGCATGGTGCAGGTCGGCAACAACGACGACGGCACCCCGCACATGATCCCAACCGACTCCCGGTTCAAAGATAACGAGTTTTTGCCGGAAGATCGTTTTATGACAAAGAACGGCAAGCAGGCCGGTGCAATCCTGATGACGACGCCGACGACGTCAACCAGCGCCATCCTGCATCAATCCCCGTTCACGCATCACGTTGACGACAGTCACGTCCAGTACGCGCTGCAAAACAACGGCGAGTATCAGATTGATTCGCCGGATCAGCAGGAAGCCAGCCGCGGCAAAGAATACGTGCAGCCGCAGCCGGTGTTTTTCCGCGCCGAGGGCGGCCGTGTCGACAACATCCATGTTGACCGGCAGTCCGACGATCCGCATGCGTTCCCAGAGCAAAACTTTGTCACGCAAATGCACATGGCAAAGCGTCTGGGCGACGACGAGAGCCATTTGCACGAAGTTCGCAAAGGCAAAAAGCCCCTGCCCGTAGACGCGGCAAATGTCGAAAAGGCCTTGCAAGTTGCGCGTAAATTCAGTCCAGTACCCGGTATGATGGTCACCATCAAGAAATAGGTGTCGCTATGGGCGGTTCAGTCAATCTTAAAGGCGGTGGCCAATACCAGATGCCGACGACCGGCACTGGCGAGAGTTATTCGCCTTCATATACGCCATCTGGCTATGGCGCTCGCTACGGCGGCTACGGCCAGCAGTACGGTGGTTTTGGCCAGCAATATGGCTCCGGCATGGGACTGGGGCAGGGCCTTGAAGGTATCGATCTGAACAACATTCCGAACGTATCGACGGGCGGAAAAGGTTTCCAGCAACAGCCGCAATATAACTATCAACCCGCTCCGGTAATGCGCCCATACGTCGATCAAGTGTCGACCGGTGGTAAAGGATTTCAGCCTCGCCAAACTCCTTCGCAATCAGTGGCTTACGCGCCAATGAACATTCCGGGCATGTCGTTTGCGCAGCCGCGTTACTTCTACCCCAACATATCCCAGCAGATGCTGGGCCTCGGCGGCATGGGTGGCCTCGGCGCGACGATGCCGATGTATCAGCGTCCCGGCATCAGCGGCTCTGGCATTACGTATCCGGCGCTGCAGCCCCCGGCGCCACCGCCGCCACCGCCGACATCGACTGGCGGTAAAGGATTTCAACCAAGTCCGGTAATGCCGAATACTCCTCCGATCAATCCGAGTTTGCGACCGGTGATGCCGAACAATCCAAGTCTGGCACCTGTATCGCCGCGCAATCCGTTTGAGCCGACGGTGCAGCCGATACGGTACGAAGACCGCGAGTTGCCGCGCGCTGACCAGCGAATTCCGCAGTTAGAAGACTCGATTTATCGCGATATGCCGCTGTTTGTGGACGGCTACTCAAATGAGCCGCTGGTTAAGCCGCAGCCGTCGCCGTACATCTCTGATCAGCCGTATGTCTCTGAGGAATACGATCGGCCATACGTGCCAGCGGATGTGCAAACCGCCACATCTCCGGCGCCAGAGGAGCCGCCGTCCCCAACCACTTCAATTGATCGCTTTGAAGAGCCAATGTACGACACGTACGATCGCGGCGTCATGGACATCGATTGACCCCAGCACGAAATTGGAGAAGAATCAACCCCGTGAATTTCCCGCATAGCGTTGATTCGTACTAGGAGCACGAACATGTCAGAACTTGCAAAGAAGGCGCGCAGTGCCATGCGGGATAAAATTTCCCGTCTGATGCGCACCGACCCGAAAGCCAAGGTTGACGGGTCCAGTTATATCCCGCCTGAGCCGCTGGACGCCGACGTCAAGACGGGCCTACGCCCGGTATCGCGTCGCCAGTTCAAGCGCGGCGGCAAGGTTGCCAAGATGGAAGGTGGTGCGTGCAAGCCGCGCGCTGACCGTATGGCCCGCAAGAATGGCGGCTCGACGCCTGCAACGCCGGACAACATCATTAATCGCGACGTGAAAGAAGCCAACCAAAAGCGTGATGGCAAGAAGCACATTGGCGGTATGAAGAAAGGCGGCGCTGCAAAGCACGGCGACGTCAAGATGGACAAAGCGCTCATCAAGAAGATGGTGCACAAGCATGAGGCTGCCAAGCATCCCGGCAAGCCCATGACGAAACTCAAGCGTGGCGGTTATGCCCATAAGGCTGCCGGCGGTTATCAGGCTGGCGGAACCCCTCCGCAGCCCCCGATGCCCCCGCAGATGCCGGAGGACGTTCAAAATGACTACAACGCGTGGAAAATTTCTCAGGAGGTCAAGAAAGAAGCCTCTGCCAGTAAGGGTCCCCCCACCCGCAATTCCCCCGCTAAAAAGAACCGCGGTGGAGCGTTGGATGGCACATTGCAAGGGACTCGCCCGACGGGTGGCCGGCTGGCTCGTAACACTGGCGGCCGCAATATGGGCAAAGGTGGCCGCAATAAGGGCAAAGGCAAAATGAATGTGAACATCGTCATTGGTACTGGCCGTGATGGTCAGCAGCCGATGCCGATGCCGCGTCCGCCGATGCCGCCGGCAGGTATCCCGATTCCGGTAGGCGCTCCGCCGCCGGCTGGTGGTCCTCCGATGGGCGGCATGCCTCCGATGGGCCCACCCCCGGGCGGTATGGCTCCGCCTCCGATGCCGATGGGCGGTATGCCTGCTCCGGGCGGCATGCCTCCGATGCCCCGCAAAACCGGTGGTCGCGCGATTGGCGTCGACAAGCCGGGTCGCGTGGGTCATCGCAAGTACCGTTCTGCCGAGGACATGGACGCTGGTTCCGGCGGCGCTCTGGGACGTCTCGAAAAGGTCGAGATCCAGAAGCACAAGAAATAATCTCCCTAGATCGGGCGGTGACCTCTACCGCCCGTTTTTTTGCCCTAAATATTTACCGGCGTAAACATGTACAACTTGAATTTGGCATTTGAGGGAGAACTAAGAAGGCTAATAGAGGAGGAAATCGGGAGGCTTAAAGACAATCTTGCGAATGGATTGAGTACGCCTGACTTCGAGTCATACAAGAACCAAGTCGGAAAGATAGCCGGACTGATGATGGCTCTTGATCTGTGCGAAGAGGCTAGAACTATCGTGTCGAAAAAATATTGATGGAGCGTTTGTAATGCAAATTGCAATGGAACATGACGTAGATCCGAAAACAGAATTGCTAAAAAAACTGGGAAATATCAAAGATATCGAGATCTTTAACAATCAAATCCTATGTGCAGTGTATGTGCGGCCTGAGAAAACCAAGGGCGGTATCGTGCTTCCCGATCAGCACCGCTCCGAAGACAGAATCCAAGGCAAAGTTGGCCTTGTTGTAAAGAAGGGTTCAGCCGCTTTCGTCGATGAAACCAATACTTGGTTTGTTGATGGTGCGATCGAGTTGAACGAATGGGTAATTTTCCGGCCTAGCGACGGTTGGAGCATCACAATTAATGGCGTTTTGTGCCGTATTTTGGATGACATCAACGTCCGCGGCCGCATTCAGCATCCCGATCAAGTCTGGTAACGGAGAAAACCATGGCAGACAACGACGAACAAATTGAAATTCAGTTGGAAGACACTGAAAAAACCGCTGCACAGCCTGATGTAAGGGTTGTAAAGGCAGAAGATACGGCTGCTGGACGCGATATTGACCCCGAACAAGGGTTAGAAGCACTGCGTTCGCAGTTAGAAAAGGAGCGCTTGACTCGAATTGAGATGGAGCGCCGTGCTCGCGAGTTTGCAGCGTCGGCGATGCATGCAAAAAACGAGGCGCAAGACAGCAATTTGCATCTTGTGACTAACGCAATCGAGTCTGTAAAGCAAAACACCGAAGTTTTGAAGAGCAATTACGCTCAAGCAATGTCTTCGGGCGATTACGATCGCGCTGCAGAGTACCAACAGGCGATGTCCAACAACGCCGCCAAACTTTTGCAGTTGGAACAGGGCAAACAAGCGCTTGAAGCCATGCCAAGACAGCAGGCTCCGGCGCCTGTTGGCGTATCTGACCCTGTTGAAGCCCTCGCATCGCAGTTGTCACCGCGTTCTGCGGCGTGGATTCGCAAAAATCCGCACTTTGCAACCGATCCGCGTCAGTACCAGAAGATGCTGGCTGCACATAACCTTGCTGTGGCCGATGGAATTGCACCGGATACCGACGAATATTTCGATACAGTCGAGTCAACCCTGCGCATGCGTCGTTCGGAGCCTGTTCAGAACGACGATCCCATGGCAGATGCGGCCAAACCGACGCAGAGGCGCACTCCGCCCCCTTCTGCTCCGGTAAGCCGCAGTAGCGGAGGCCCGGGCACACGTCCCAATACGGTTCGTCTGACGTCCGCAGAGCGTGAGATGGCGGGAATGATGGGCATGACCGTCGAGGAGTACGCCAAAAACAAGTTGGCGCTCCAGAAAGAAGGCAAATTGAACTAATAGGAGATCGATAAATGAATGCCGAAGCCCCCAAGAAGCGCGGTCGACCCAAGGTCAACAAGTTCCAAGCCGCTGCGCAGGAAGTTGCCGCCGAAAAAGCAAATAAACAGATCGTCGACGAGCCTGTTGTAGAAATGCGACAGGAAATGAGGCGCCCTATGCGTGAAGAAGATCCTCGTACGCGTGCCGCTCGCCGTGCCGCAGAGATTCGCAACCACATTGGCAACATGGACGAAGGAACCGACGAGTTTTACGTTCCGCCGCACGAAATTCCTGACGGCTGGACGTATGAATGGAAGCGCAAGTCGGTTTTGGGTCAGGAAGACGCTGCCCACCAGATTGCCCTTGCTCGAAAGGGCTGGGAGCCAGTCCCGGCGTCACGTCACCCGTCGTTTATGCCCGATGGCGGCACGTTCAACACCATCGAGCGTAAGGGCATGATCCTGATGGAGCGTCCTGCGGAAGTCACCGCAGAGGCTCGCCAGATCGAGATGCGCCGCGCGCGCCTGCAGGTTCGGCAGAAGGAAGAGCAGTTAAATGCCGCTCCGTCTGGCCAGTTCGAGCGCCAGAACAAGGAGAACAGCCTTGTGAAGGTGAAGAAGTCCTACGAGGCCGTGCCGATCCCTGAAAAATAAGGGAATTTGACTAAATAAGCCCCGGGGTCTATACAGTAGGCTCCGGGGTTTTTTTATGGGCGCGTCAGACTGACCCGGCAGACGGCATGTAGACGGGCGCGCCTACTTACATGCGAGGTAATTCTCATGGGTCAAACTACATTTACAGGTCCGGTTCAGTCGCTCAACGGCTTTATTTCGGGCACCGCAAACGATCCGATCGTTGTTGATACCGCTGGCAACATTTCCAGCGCTTACGCAACGGCGGAAAACACCACTGGCGACGTTCGTCTTCAGTATCAGCGTCTGACGGTTGCCAGCACGGGTTCGGGTGAAACCGGCCGTTGGCTGACCCGCGTCACGGGCGTTGGCGCTGCTACGGGCGGCACTGTGAACGGCGGCCACATTTCGCTGTCGATCAACAGCCCGGGCACGGTTTCGGGCGCCGGCAACGCGCTCCGCGTGACCCTTGGCGGCACGTCGACCAACCCGGGCGGCACCCTTGCTGCGCTGCAGTTGGATTCGGACTTTGCTTCGGGCGGTACGTGGACGAATGCTTCGTACATCCGTTGCACCAACAGCGGCACGGGCACGATCGACACGTTCGCCGTGTTGCCGAACGCCATGATTGCCGTTGAGTCGGCTGCTGCCGTGTCGCACGTCATCCCGATCAAGAATGCTTCGGGCACGCCGTACTACATCATGGTGTCCAACGCTGCCTAATGGAAATCACTAAAGATTTTCTACAGGCAGAAATTGCGAAATTTGAGAGGCAGCGCGACCACGCACACGAAGTGGCCGTTGCCTCTCAAGCCGCAGTTGATGTCTTGAAGGCATTGGTCGAGAGGCTGAATCTTCCTCCGCCGACAGATTTGAAGTTCTCAGATCTGGGTTTGGAAGATCCAATACCCATCGAATCAATAAAAAATTAAGTATCACTGTTGACATTAATTGTCAGCGGTATACAGTGGAAACAACCCCTCCCCCGGTGGGAGGGTAGTTTTATACCGGTCTAAGTCGCCCCGGCGTGCGATGATGGCCTCCTCTGAAAAGGAGAACCCGTCATGGCGAACAATAATGCGCCTTTCGGATTTCGTCAGTACAGGGGCACCGGTTCTGCGCCTACGTATGAACAGGTTGCTACCTTTTGCGCTTATGACACGGCTGCCATGTATTACGGAGACCCGGTCTTCCGCAATACGACCACTGGCGGCATTTACCCGACCACTCCCGGTGCTGGCATCCTCGCTGGCGTCTTCTACGGTTGCAAATACCTGAGCGTTTCGCAGAAGCGCACTGTGTGGAGCAACTTCTGGGGCGCTGCGGACGTTGCTTCCGGTAACCTTGTTGAGTGCTACGTCGTCAACGACCCCAACGCGCAGTTCCTCGCGCAGGTTGGCGGTTCGACGTCCGTTGGCGCTGTTGTTGGTCAGATCGGTGCGAACGTTCAGTTTGCGTACGGCACCCCGTCGACTGCCTCTGGCATCTCGGGCGCGTATGTGGACATCAGCGTCACGCCGACCACCACGGCTACGCTCCCGTTCAAGTTGGTTGCTCTCGTTACTCAGCCCCCGGGTGCTAACGGCACCGAGGCTGGTGCGTACAACCAAGTGATCGTGGCGTTCAACAACGTCGAAACCAAGACCCTCACGGGCGTTTGATAGGAGTAAGGTAAAATGGCTGTCAATCTTTCAGCGATTAAAGACCTTCTCCTCCCCGGACTCCGTGGGGTAGAAGGCAAGTACGAGATGATCCCATCTCAGTACGACAAGATCTTCACTAAGCATGATTCGAAACTCGCCCTTGAGCGTACCGCCGAAATGCGTTACCTCGGGTTGGCGCAGTTGAAGACGGAAGGCGGTCAAACGTCTTTCGACAACAATGCTGGTGAGCGTTATGTGTACAACCAAGAGCACAACGAAATTGCGCTCGGTTACGCGATCACCCGCAAGGCGATCGACGATAACCTGTACAAGACGCAGTTCCATCCGTCGAACCTCGGTCTGATCGAGTCTTTCCAGCAGACCAAGGAAATCTACGGCGCGAACATCCTGAACACTGCTACCACCTACAATGCCAACATTGGCGGTGACGGCGTGTCCTTGATCTCAACCCTGCACCCGATTGACGGTGGCACGGTTGCGAACCGTCCGGCGGTCGACGTTGAACTCAACGAAGCGACCCTGCTGAACGCGATGATCGCGATTCGTACTAACTTCAAGGATCAGGCTGGCCTTAAGGTCTTTGCCCGTGGTCGCAAGTTGGTCGTTCCGCCGGCTCTTGAGCCGACGGCCATTCGCCTCACGAAGACTGAACTCCGTCCGGGTTCCGCTGACAACGATGTCAACGCGATCCTCACGACGGCTGGCGGTCTGCCGGAAGGCTACATGGTCAACGACTTCTTGACCTCCGCTTCGGCGTGGTTCCTTTTGACCAACATCGACGGTCTGTCGTACATGGAACGCGTTAAGTTCGAGACCGACATGCAGGTTGACTTCGTCACTGACAACCTGCTCGTCAAGGGTTACGAGCGCTACTCGTTCGGGTACTACAACTGGCGTTCGATCTTCGGATCGTTCCCGTCCTAATCCTAGGAGTACACGAAATGAAAGGCAGAAAGCATCGCGCCACTGGTGGCGTGAATCAGGCCGCAGAGGATCTTGACCGCAAGAACCTGCGCTATACGTATCAGAGCAACGTCAATGACGAAGCCGAAGAGCGTAAGCGTGGTGGTAAGGTTGCCAAGAAGCACGTCGGCAAAATGCATGGCGGAATGTCCAAAATGCATGCCGGCCGCAAGCCTCGCAAGTCGGGCGGCAGTTGCGAAAGCAGCCCGTTCTCGTCTGCCCGCCGCGGAACGACCCCCAAAGGTCGCACCGTCGACGGCAGCCTTGACTGATCTCGGCTGATACGGCAAAAAAAGACGGGGGCCTCTGTGCCCCCGTTTTTCCTTGAGGAACCTGTATGACGGCAGCGTGGCAAAAGAAAGAGGGTAAATCCCCCTCTGGCGGCCTGAACGAAAAGGGGCGCGCGTCGCTCCGTGCTGAAGGTCAAAACATTAAGCGTCCTGTAACGGCTGGCGAGGCAAAGAAAAGCCCTGCTGCCGCAGCCCGACGCGACAATTTTAGGAGTCGGATGTGCGGCATGAAGGAAAAACTCACTTCAGCCAAAACTGCGCACGATCCGAATAGCAGAATCAATTTGGCGCTAAAACGTTGGGACGTGAAGTGCTAACATCAAAATAGCGCGTAACCGAAAGGGATAAATGTCATGCAGACAAAACAAGTTACAGTGGGGCCGATTGCTGCAGCCGATGCTGACGGCATTTGCGCTTCGCAGACGCCAACCGCTGGCGCTCTTTTGATCAACGGCGCGCTCGCTTCGGGCGGCTCCGTCACTCTCGATGTTCAGCGCCGAGTGCTTATCACGGCCGCGGGCGACGAGAGCGCCACGTCGTTTACGATCACTGGCACGAACTGGCAGGGCAATTCGATCAGCGAAGTTGTCCCGGGTCCGAACGCAACGACCGCTTCGACCGTCATTAGTTTCAAGACTGTCACCTCCGTTACGATCGCCAACAACGCTGTTGGCGCAGTGACCGTGGGCACGAATGGCGTGGCTGACTCGCCGTGGGTCCGCTTTGATGACTGGGCGCCGAACTACATTTCGGTCAATTGCTCGACTGACGGCACGGTGAACTACAGCGTGCAGACGTCGCTCGACGACCCGAACAACATCGCAAGCCCGGTTCCGGCCGGGCAGATGACGTGGCTCGATGCTCTGGATGCAAACTTGGTATCCGAGAGCGCCGATAAGAGCGGCGGCATCCAATATGCTCCGACTTTTGCGCGTGTAGTGCTGAATAGCGGTACGGGTTCCGTTCGCGGAGTGTTCCTGCAATCGAGCAACGTGCCGAAGTAAAACGCCCGACGGGGGAATTTTATGGCGACAAGCGGAACGTACGCGTACAACCCGTCGCTGGGCGAGATTACGCTTTACGCCTTCAATCTGTGCGGTATTCGCAATACCGCGCTGCTGCAAGAGCACATGGAGTCGGCACGCATGTCGGCAAACATGCTGCTTGGCCGTTGGAGCAGTCAGGGCGTCAATCTCTGGTGCGTGGATCTTGAGACGATTCCGCTTGTTCAGGGCACTGCTACGTACTCTGTCCCGTCAAATACGGTTGTTATGCTTGATGCATACATCGTGCAAAACACGGGTGGCGCGGCTATTAATAGGCTGATACTGCCTATTTCTCGCTCAGAATATGCGTCATATCCGAACCCGGAGCAGCAGGGATTCCCGACAACGTACTGGTTTGACCGCCTGCTGTCGCCAACCGTAACCCTTTGGCCGGTGCCAGATGGTGGCGAAACGTCGCTCAATTACTATCGCGTCCGGCAAATTCAAGACAGCAATTTTACGAACGGCCAGCAGGTTGAGATCCCGTATTACTTCATGGAGGCCTTTGCTTTTGGCCTTGCGCAGCGCCTTGCGATGATCTGGGCGCCGGATAAAGTGGCCATGCTCAAGCCGCTGGCAGATGAGTCGTATGACATTGCCTCTCGCCAGAACGTCGAGACTGCGCAGCAATACATTTCGCCCATGGTATCGAGTTACTTTAGGCCGTAATGCATGTCCTACGCATCGCAGTCCGGCCGGGCCAAAACTAGCGCAACAAACCCGCAGGCACATGCGATATGTGATCGGTGTGGTTTTCGCTATAACCATGCCGAACTGAAATGGCAGTACGACTGGCGCGGCGCCATGATCCAGAACATCAGGATTCTGGTTTGCGACACCTGCCTCGACACCCCGCAAGAGCAGTTGCGCTCGATCGTGGTTCCCGCGGACCCGACCCCGATCGTTAACGCTCGCGTGCAGGACTTTGAGACTGCCGAAACGAACTATCAGACTGTATCTGCGCCACCCACGATCGACCCGCAAACCGGCATTCCAATTCCGGGGAATACGACGCTAGTCACGCAGAACGGCCAGCAACTTACTACGCAGCCGTACGGGCCGCCTGTGGGCCTTACTCAACCGGCAGTGATGCCGCTGAAGGGTACGACGCAGTACGCTGTAAAACTGCCTGCGTTGTCCGTATCGGCCAACGGAACTACCGTCATTACGGTGACGTGCTCGTCGCCTCACGGTTTAACGACAAACGATCAAATTTCTGTTGAGGGCGTGACGAGTGTCAAAGCGTGTGGTTTCTATAGCGTCACAGTGACGACAGCCACAGCATTTACGTATGAGACGGCACAGGTTATTCCTGCGGGCGCCCTTTTAACGCCCACAACCCGTATTATCACGGCATCGGTTGGTCTGCCCTACGGGTACACCCAGATACCTCAAGTTGGAACTTAGGCGATGGCAAATACAACGATCCCAAATCTTCCGGCAGCAACCAGTCTCGACGGCACCGAGCAACTTGAGGTCGTCCAAAATGGCACGTCTAAGCGTGTCACGGCCGATCAGATTGCTGCTCTTGCTGAGAACACGCAGGGTACTGTTACCCAAATCGATACTGGCGGCGCCCTTGTTGGCGGCCCGATTACGACGACTGGCACGATTAGCCTGCCACCAGATGCCGTTACGAACGTGTATCTGGCCGAAATGCCGGCTAACACGCTCAAGGCAAACATTACTGGGTTGACGGCGAACCCGACTGACGTGACCCCTAGTCAGTTGCTGGATACCTTCAGTTCGGCTGAAGGCGCGATGCTGTATCGCGGAGTTTCTGGTTGGCAGGAGTTGGCTCCCGGCTCCAACAACCAGTACATGTACACGAACGGCAACAATCCGCAGTGGGTTACGTTGGCAATCAGCCCGGGCGATATTGGCCCTAGCGGCGTCACCCCGGGATCATACGGAAGCCCGTCAGAAACCATCACTTTTACAGTTATTTCTGGCGGCCTGCTGACTACAGCGGCTGCTGTTCCGATTGCGATTTCCACATCTCAGATTACCGGTCTCGGCACGATGGCGACGCAAAACGCCAACAACGTTGCCATTACTGGTGGAAACATCAATGGAACGATCATTGGTGCATCGACCCCGGCACAGGCCTATTTCACGACCATTTCTGGCGGTGCGTGGCAGGGAACCACGATTGGAATTGCGTATGGCGGCACTGGAGCCACGACCGCGGCAGGCGCTCGCACCAATCTCGGGCTTGGCACGATGGCAACGCAAGATGCCAACAACGTTGCCATCACTGGCGGCTCAATCAATAACACTTCGATTGGCGCTACCACCCCGCAGGGCGGCTCGTTTACGACGCTCAGCGCAAGCAGCACCGCATCGTTTGGAACGATTACGTCTGGCACATGGAACGGTAGTGCTATTGGCGTTGCATATGGTGGCACTGGCGCGACTGACGCGGCCACCGCGCGCACGAATTTAGGCGCTGCGGCCAGTGGTGCAAACTCAGATATCACTAGCCTTACTGGTTTGACGACGCCTCTTTCGGCCCCGCAAGGCGGCACCGGGTTCTCGTCATACACAACCGGTGACTTGGTTTACGCCCCAACATCAAACTCGCTTGGCAGATTGAACGACGTTGCAACTGGCAACGCTTTGCTGTCTGGCGGCGTTGGTGTCGCGCCTTTCTACGGCAAAGTCGGCCTGACTACGCACGTCACCGGCACTCTGCCTGTTGATAACGGCGGTACGGGCGCTACGTCTTTAACGGGTTACGTTAAAGGAAACGGCACTAGCGCATTCACTGCGGTAACAACGATTCCAAATTCTGATCTGCAAAACAGCAGCGTCACGATTGGTTCGACGACAGTTGCCCTAGGTGCATCAACCTCAACGCTGGCTGGGCTGACGACCGTTACGTTGACGCAAGATCCGTCTACGGCGCTTGAAGCATCAACCAAGCAGTACGTCGACAATCAGGTCGCTTCTGTTTCCAACCTGACGTATCACACGCAGGTTACGTCGGCGACGACTGCGAACCTCAACGCCACGTACAGCAACGGTGTTGGCGGTGTCGGGGCGACGCTTACAAATGCCGGCGCGTTTGCTCAGTTCCAAATCGACTCTTACACCCCGGGTTCACTCGCTCGCGTTCTTGTCAAAAACCAGACGAACGCATACGAGAACGGAATTTATGAGGTAACGACTCAGGGTGACGGCGTCTCTGTACTGTGGGTCCTGACTCGTACTTCAGACTTCAACACCGTTGGATCTGGTCCGACCAGAATTCAAACCGGCGCCTCTGTGTTTGTTCAGTTTGGAACGAACAATGGCTCCACTAGTTGGGTGATGACGTCGGTGCCGCCGATTACGGTTGGCTCGACAAACCTCAACTGGACCCAGACATCTTCGTCGGGAAACATCCTTGTTGACGCGCCTCTCATAAAGACGGGCAACACGCTCAGCCTTGGCACCGTCAATGTGCCGTTTGGTGGAACAGGAATTACGTCCTACACAATCGGCGATCTTTTGTATGCCGATAGTTCAACGTCGCTCGCAAAACTGGCAGACGTTGCGACTGGAAATGTGCTGCGCTCTGGCGGAGTTGGCGTTGCCCCGGCTTGGGGTAAGGTTGATCTAACCACTGATGTTAGCGGCACTCTTCCTGTCGCTAACGGAGGCTCAGGAACATCAACGGCCTTTACGCAAGGCTCGGTGTTGTTTGCCGGCGCTTCAGGCGTTTACTCGCAAAACAATTCCAAGTTCTTTTGGAATAACACTGATTTCAGGCTTGGATTAAATACGGCATCTCCGACGACCGTATTGACCATTCTTTCTCCGACCCAAACTGCGCTGCCGCCCGGCGTGCTGCCATCGGGAACGGATATTCATATTGTTGGCGCCAACAATGCGGAAACCCGCATTACGCAAGACTCATTTGGTACTGGCAATTACCCCGTCTATACCGGTCGAGCCGCTCGCGGGACTGCCGCATCGCCGACAGCGCTTCAGTCTGGCGACATCCTCACTCAGTACACTGGTCGCGGATATGGTGCTACAGGCTACAACAGCGCCTCGACTGGCGTATTTGAGTTCATCGCCGCTGAGAATTTTTCAGATACCGCTCAAGGCACGTATGCCTCTGTGCGCCTTACGGCAACTGGCGGCGCATCGCCTGCTGAGGTTTTCCGTATTGGGCCTATTGGTCAGGTCGGCGTAGGCGGATCTAACTACGGCACCGCAAACCAACTGTTGACGTCAAACGGAATTAACGCCGCTCCGTCATGGCAGTCCGGTATTTCGGTCACGACGATAACTGCGTCTAGCACCGTTACGTTGACGGCACTGACGGCGTCTAAAGTTGTCTTCACTGACGCGTCAGACAATTTGACTTCAACAGGAACGGTAGCGACCGATCAGGGCGGTACTGGTCTGACGTCTTATACGGCCGGCGATTTGCCTTATTACGCGACCGGCACGGCCTTATCCAAACTGGGTATTGGCGCCAACGACACCATCCTGACGTCGACCGGCTCAGCACCTCAGTGGAGCACTGCCAGCACAATTTCTGTTGGCACGGCGACTAACATTGCCGGTGGCGCAGGCGGCTCTGTTCCTTATCAGTCTGCATCGTCAACCACGACTTTCCTGTCGATTGGCGCAGCCAACACGGTAATGACGTCAAGCGGATCTGCGCCTCAGTGGGTCACGTCTTTGACCGGACTGACCGGGGTGTCGTCGTCCAGCATCACAAATACCAGCCTGACTGCGACCCGCGTGGTTTTCAGCACTACGGGGGGTGCGCAGACTGATTCAGCAGATTTGACGTTTAGCAGTAATATTCTCACTTTGAAGAGTACGCTGAGGCTTTCAGGCTCTACTTCTGGCTATGTCGGATTGTCGCCCGCGGCAGCAGCCGGATCGACCACGTATACATTACCTTCGGCGGATGGAACAACCGGCCAGTTCCTTTCAACTAATGGAAGCGGTACATTATCGTGGTCATCGGCCGGCGGCGGCGCACAGGACTACATCGTTCAGTCTTACGGAATTGTTTGAGGTAATTACACATGGCTACTACAGCACAATACGCATCAACCGTCCAAAATGCCTCGGCGCAAGTTACGACGGCTAACACCAACCGAAACGGCACCGGCACGATTGTTAGCGTCATCACCGGAGCCACAAACGGCACCCGTGTAGACGATATTTACATCGTCGCAACTGGAACCACTACGGCAGGCGTTGTTCGTCTTTTTATTAGCGACGGCAGTAACATCCGCTTGTGGCAGGAAATTCTAGTATCGGCCGTGACGCCTAGCACCACGGTGCAGGTATGGTCATACACGCTCCTCAATCAGGCTCTGCTGCTTGAGAACGGCTGGTCGTTGCAGGCGTCAACCAACAATGCCGAAACGTTCAACATTCTCGTAACTCGCGCGGGTGACTTCTAATGAATCCGGGCACATTTCAAGGGCCGGGTTCTGGCGTACCCGCAGGAACTATTAGTCGTTATATTCAAACGCCGATTATCGCAACGTCGCAGACGATTGCTGTCCCGCTCGGTACGCAGCGCATTGAAGCGTTGTTATGCGGCGGTGGCGGCGGCGGAAGCGGTTACGTTGGTGGCGGTGGTGGATTTGGCGGTGCCGCAATCATAGAAATTCCTGTTACGGGTTCGCCATTGCAGATAGTTGTCGGCGCTGGCGGCGCTGGTAGTACGTCGGCAACACCCACTGTCAGCGGAAATGGTGCAAATGGATCACCAACCTACGTAGTGTCGGCTGGTACTCGCTACGCTGAAGTCGGTGGCGGTGGCGGTGGTGCATCGCAAGGAAGTAATTATTCAGGTGGCGCTGGCCGCAGCGGCGGGGGCGGTGGTGGTGGTAGTGGTAGTTTCGGCGGTGGTATTGGAGGTAATGCGCCAATAGGTAATGTGTTGTGGTCTATATATCCGCAACAGCACGGTCAAATATATAACACTGCTTTCACTTCTATTTTCAATGCTTTCGCCGGTAACTATTCGTATTACCCGGGAGGAACCGGGGGGGCGGGCGGCACGTATGGCAGCACTGCTGGTGGCGCTGCATGGCCGCTTCCGGCGGTCGCAGGTTCGCTTGGTGGCGGTGGCGGTGGGGCGACTGGCAGAAATGATAGCAATCAACCCACAACCGATTTGGCCGCTTACGGCGGCGGTGGCGGCGGCGGCAACGGTTATGCTGGTAGTGATGGGAATTGGGGTGGCGGCGGTGGTAGAGAAGCCGTTGGCGGCTCTTTAGCGTCGGTTTCTATCTGGGGATTGACGGGGTTTGCCGCAGGAGCCCGGTTAGGGAACCTTGGAGGTAGCGGTGGCGGTGGCTTACTCGGCGCTGGGGCAAACAACACAGGCCCCGGTGGGTCTGCTGGCGGCAACGGCGGTGGCGGCGGTGGCTCTGCTTATACCAGCGGTAATGGCGGCAACGGCGGCAACGGTTTTGCCATCATTCGCTTTTATCTTTGAGGATTAAATTATGTCGCGTTATGCAGTAGTTTTTGGTGATGTAGTTGATGGAATTGCCATCGCGGACTCTCCTTTGGAAGAGGCGGGTGGCATTTGGGTGCTTATTGATGGCATGAATCCCGAGCCACGACCGGGTTGGAAGTATGAAAACGGCGTGTTTTCTCCGCCTCCTGCCCCACCTCCTTTGCCTCCGCTTCCAAACATTATCACTAAAGTTGCCTTCCGCTTCCGCATGACGGATGCCGAATATGTCGGCGTCATTAATGCTGCCAAGAGTGATGCGGAAGTCGCCGCTTGGCTTGAAACTTTCAACATGGTGTCAAGGATTGATCTTGATAATCAGCGCACAAAGGACGGCGTGGCAAACCTTGTCAGCAAGAATCTTCTGACACAGGCCCGTGCGGATGAAATTTTGACTGCGCCCGTTCAGCCCGGCGAGAGAGCATAACGATGGAACTTGCCATTAAATTAACCGTTGAAGAGGTTAATTTATTGCTCGGCGTGTTAAGCCAATTGCCTAACTCGTCCGGCACTTTCCCGCTGATGATGAAGATCAAAGAGCAAGGTTCTGCGCAATTAAAGTTGCCAGAGCCTCTGCCCGAGATTCCGGCAAACTAAGATCATGGCTGCAGCAACAAACCCGCTGACTTACAACGATTATGTGACTCAAGTCGCGACGTTGGCTGTCGTCAATACGACGACGTCATCGGGTGTTATTGTGGGCGTCGATACTGAGTTCAACAACCTGATTCCACAGATGTTGAACTATGCCGAGTTGCGCATTCAGCGCGATATTGACTTGCTGCCATCCCAGACGTCTGCTAACTATGTGCTAAACGTAGGCAGCAATCTCTTGCAAGTGCCGGTAGATGACTTTGTCACGATCCAGACGGTTAGCGTGGTCAGCGGCACCGCCCAATTACCGCTGTTGCCGGCGACTAAAGAGTTCCTGCAGAACGTCTACAACGATTCGTCGTCGACGGGCCAGCCTAAATACTTCGCCATGTTTGGCGGTGACCAAGCGAGTGGCGGCAATACGTGGAACAACCTTGTTTTTGGTCCATATGCCAACAATGCTTATGCAATCGTGATTACGGGCACGCAGCGCTTGCCGAGCCTGTATAAGTTTGGTGTCCCGGCTACGGCAGCCACGGCAACCACGTTCATTAGCGCAAACCTGCCTGATCTTTTGATTCAGGCATCCATGATTTACATCAGCCAGTTCCAGCGCAACTTTGGCCCGGCGGCCAACGATCCCAACATGGGACCGACATTCGAGTTGCAGTATCAGAACTTGTTGAAATCCGCATTTGTTGAGGAGGCGAGAAAGAAGTTTGCAGCATCGGCGTGGTCGTCGATGTCACCCCCGATGGCCGCTACCCCGACGAGGTAGCGCATGCCTCACGCCTCAGTCAAACTCAAACCGGGTATTGACCAGAACGAAACGCCAGCCCTTAACGAGGCTGGTATTTCGTTTTCTAACCTCATCCGTTTTATCTACGACCGCGACGGTCTGGGCCTTATCCAGAAGTTGGGCGGTTGGACTAAGTTCTATCCCAACACGATTGAATCAATTGTTCGTGCCTTGTGGGCATGGGAAGACACTAACTCCAATTCGCACTTGGCTGTCGGCACGCAGAACAACGCTATCACTGGCGTTGCAAACCTTAGCGTCATTACAAACGGCCTACGCGACAACATTACGCCGCAGACGCTAACAGACAACCTTGCTTTGCAGTTCTCGACGACCGCGGGTAGCCCCGTTGTCACCGTTACCGACACCACAAACACCGATATCTCTGACTTTGACTCTGTTTACATACAGGTTCAGGTTGCTATCGGCGGACTAATCCTGTTTGGCAACTATCGAACTTTTGCGATCAGCAGCACGACGTACAACATTATTGCGACAGATTTATTGGGCGCACCGCAGGCCGCAGCCACTTCATCAACAACCGAAGTGCTGCCTGAGATTGACGTTACGTCAGGATCTGCAATCGTCAGTATTACGTTGCCCAATCACGGTTACGTCGTAGGCGATACGTTCCCAATTTTGGCATCCACGGTCGTTGGTGGCGCCACGTTTTTTGGTAACTACATTGTTCAAGATGTTCTAAACGCGAATGAGTTTACGATTATCTCGACGGTTCTTCCTACATCGTCGACGACTGGATTCGTTAACGGAAACGATGTTCGAGTGACCTACAACTTCGGCGCAGCGCCGGGCGCCGTAGGTTACGGATATGGCGGCAACGGATATGGCTTAGGCGGATATGGCAATGGCGTCTCGCCTGCCTCTCTGTCCGGCAGCGAAATAACCGCATTCGACTGGACCCTTGATAACTGGGGTGAAGTTCTCATCGCCTGCCCGCGTAACGACACGCTGTATCAGCCAATTTACGAATGGAATCCAACATCAGGCATTCCTATCGCAAGCGTTATCCCTGAAGCCCCGATGGTCAACGATGGCGTGTTTGTGGCTATGCCTCAGCGCCAGATCATCGCGTGGGGATCTACGTTCAGCGGCGTGCAAGATCCGTTGTTAATTCGCTGGTGCGACGTCAACAACTACAATTCTTGGATCGGCACAGTCACTAATCAGGCCGGTTCGTATCGCATCCCGAAAGGCTCTAAGATTGTCGGCTGCTTGCAGGGTCCGCAGCAGGCGCTGGTATGGACCGACCTCGGCGTCTGGGCCATGCAGTACGTGGGTCCGCCGTTTGTGTACTCGTTCAACGAGATCGGCACGGGCTGCGGATTGATCGCCAAGAAAGCCGCGGCATCAATCTCGGGTTCGGTGTATTGGATGGGCCCCTCGCAGTTCTTCAAACTGTCGGGAGAGGGCGTGGCTCCGGTCGCGTGTCCGATTTGGGACGTGATCTTCCAAGATCTCGATCAAACCCAACTTGACAAGATTCGTGTCGCCGTGAACTCGCGATTCGGCGAAATTACGTGGTACTACCCGACCGAAAGCAATGGCGGCGAAGTCAACGCCTACGCGAAGTACAACGTGTATCTGCAACAGTGGGACTACGGCACGCTGGCTCGATCGGCATGGATTGACCAATCAGTGCTGGGTCCGCCGATTGGCGCAGACCCGGATTCGCTGTACATCTATCAGCATGAGACCTCGACCGACGCTGACGGTCAGCCGTTGCTGGCCAGTTTCCAGACCGGTTACTTCACGATGTCGAATGCCGACGTGAAGATGTTTGTCGACCAAGTGTGGCCCGATATGAAGTGGGGCTACTTTGGCGGCACGCAGAATGCGACGGTTAACCTGACGTTCTTCACGACGGATTACCCGGGCCAGACGCCCCAGCAGTTTGGCCCATATCCGCTTACGCAGAGCACCACGTTTATATCGCCTCGATTCCGCGGGCGCCTCGTATCGATTAAGTTGGACAGCACTGATGTCGGTAGTTTCTGGCGTATCGGTAATATCCGATATCGAACCAAAGAAGACGGTAAATTCTGATGACGACGTCACTAACAGACATCCTAACAACTCAAAAGAATGGCGTGATCGCCATCAACAATCTTGCGAGTTATACCCAGACGATTGCGAGTTATACGACCGTGCTCGCTGGGACCGATCAGTTGGCTCCGCCCACGGGTGGCACGACGAGTTATGCGACGATTTACACGGCGCCTGCCGGAGTGATTGGCCGGATCTCTGAGATTGATATCTGCAACGGCAACGCTACGGCTGCGAGTTTCTACATCCATTTGATTCCGGCGGGCGGAACGGCAAGCACCTCAAACGCGCTGTTCTTCAACGCACCGATCAATGGCAACACGACGGTTCAGTGGACGGGCGGTCTTGCGCTTAACGCAGGCGACTTTGTTCAAGTTAAGGCATCCGTAACGGGCATCACGTTCAACGTCAGCGGTGGAATCGTATGACGATTAACGTATATCCGCCGTACGGATCGGGTCCAAACAACCCGGTCAACATCGCGTTTCCGCCGACTGCGCTCGATGCGTTTGGGCGATTGCAGGTTTCTGAGCCTTATACGCTGTTCGACAGTCAGAATCGTTACGCTACGGACAATCAATTTGACACGGCACTAACGGGAACCGGAACGACGTCGTTTCTGACTAACGAAGCCGCCGTGAACATGGAAGTGACGAGCGGAGGAGTTGGCTCCGTTGTTCGTCAATCTTATCGATCCCTGCCTTATCAGCCCGGCAAGGGGCTTTTAGTGTTGGCGACATTTGTAATGTCGAGCAGCACTAGCGCAAACTTAACCCAACGCGCAGGGTATTTTAATTCCGAAAACGGCGTGTTTTTTCAAAAAGTAGGAAGCACGCTTTCGTTTGTTTTGCGTTCTTTTGTGACTGGCGTTTCAAGTGACGCTCGAACCGTCAACCAGTCCTCATGGAACGGTGACAAGTTAGACGGCACCGGGCCTAGTGGTATTACGCTTGATGTCAGTAAAGCGCAAATTTTATGGATGGATTTTGAATGGCTCGGCGTAGGTTCCGTGCGATGCGGATTTGTCATCAACGGTATCTTTTACCTTTGCCATACATTCAATAACGCAAATATCATCTCGAATGTGTACATGACGACGGCAACTTTGCCGGTGCGTTATGAAATCACTTCTGTAACAGCGGCCGTAGCCGCATCAATGAAGCAGATTTGTTCGACGGTGATATCGGAAGGTGGTTACGAACAAGCGTCAATTGACCACATAGCAAGACGAACAACGGTACTTGGAACAATCAACACGGCCGCAAATTTTCTTCCGGTAGTGTCGATTCGATTGGCGGCGGGCCGCACAGGCGCTGTTGTCATTCCAAATAGAATTCAGTTTCAACCGACATCTTTGCAAAACTACGAACTTGCATTGATTAAAAATCCAACGTTGACTGGCGCTACATGGGCGGCAACCGTTCCATCAGACTCCAATGTTGAATTTGACGTAGCGGCTACAGCGATTTCTGCGGCCGGCACGATTGTGCAAACCGGGTATATCGCAAGTAGCGGTGGCGGCGGTCAGGCAAGCACGTTGGCCCCAACGGGTTATAACTGGGACTTGCAACTTGGCGCGACGATTGCTGACGTCAGTGACATTTATACTTTAGGCGTGCGAACTATTTCGGGCGCCACAACGGGCGACGGCGTCGGTTCCATCTCGTTCTACGATCTGACTCAATAAGGGGCGATCATGCCGCTGCAAAAAGGAAAGTCTCAGGAAACCATCAGCAGCAACATCAGCGAGATGGTTCATGCCGGTCACCCGCAGAAGCAGGCGATTGCCGCAGCACTGCAGACGGCTCGCGAGTCTGCCAAGGGCGGCTTGCGCATGCCTAAGCCCAAAATGCCAAGCCTCGGCAAGCCGATGAAGTTGCACACCGGCCCGATCCACAGCGCCGTGGCTGGTCGCACCGATCACCTTCCTATGCACGTTCCGTCGGGGTCATACGTGATCCCGGCCGACATCATTTCAGCCATGGGCGAAGGCAACACCATGGCTGGCTTCAAGCAGATGAAGCGCATCTTTGGCGGCACTCCGTATGGCGGTAAAAAGCAGCCGTACAACGTCGCAGGCGGCCCTTACGGCATGTCGAGTGATATGCCTTATGGTCAAGGCGCTGGCCCGTATGGCGGTGAGTTGCCGGGCAAGGCCGAGGGCGGCGAAACTGATTCGGTGCCGATTGTGGCTGCCGGCGGTGAATACGTCCTATCGCCCGAAGAAGTTCGTATGGTTGGAGAAGGAGATTTAGAAGTCGGACACAAAGTCCTTGATGAATTCGTAAAGCGATTCCGTAAAGAAACTATCAAAACGTTACAGAAACTACCCGGACCAAAGAAGGATTAATTATGGCTGACGATATCAAGATCAGAGTTGCGACCGCCGAAGACCTCGACGAGATTATGAAAATCGCGTTGGCGGCATGTGAAGAGAACGGATTCCTGAACCCAAACCCGCAGAAACTGGCCGCTGAGATTTGGCCGGCTCTGCATCAAGACCACGGTATTTGTGGCGTTATCGGCAAACCGGGCGGCCCAATTGAGGGCGTCGTCCTGCTGCGCATCGGTAGCATGTGGTATTCCGACGCTCAGGTTGTCGAAGAGAAGGCTATTTTCATTCACCCAGAATTTCGTAGCGCCAAAGGCGGACGCGCTAAGCGCCTGTGCGAATTCAGCAAGAAGGTTGCTGATACTCTTGGAATTCCGCTGATTATCGGCGTACTATCCAATAGCCGCACAGAAGCCAAAGTTCGCATGTACGAGCGCCAGTTTGGCAAACCAAGCGGTGCTTTCTTCCTCTACGGCGCAAAAACCGGAGAGTTCCAGAGAATGGAGCAGTAAATGGGCGGCAAAACAAGTAAGAGTACCCAAACAGTATCCATTCCACCGGAGGTACTGGCGCGGTACAACGCAGTTAACGCGCGTGCTGAGGACGTCGCCAGCCGGCCGTTTCAGCCGTACTCTTACAACCCCGCCGACTTTGTCGCCCAACTGACTCCGACCCAGTTGGCGGGTATTCAAAACGTCAACTACGCCGCCGGACAGGCTCAGCCGTACTTCGACGAAGCCACCAATCAGTTGATGGGCGCCCAAATGGCCGCCACGCCGTATTACGCTCAAGCAGAGCAGGATGTCGGTTACGGCCAGCAGTACGGCATGGCCGGCACTCAGGCTGCCCAGAATCTAATGTACGGCGGTATCAATGCCGCTTACCCGCTGAACTATCAGTCTTTGCAGACGATGGGCGCTGCTCAAGATGTCGGCGCGCAGTTGGCGCGACAAGCATATGCTCAGCAGGCCCGTGCAGGCGCAACTGCAGATCCGTTCAATTACGCAGCATCTGGTGCATATCAGCAGGGTTATGGGCAGGGACAGGAACTGCTCGGTCGCGGAGTTGAACAGTTTTATGGCGCATTAGGCGCTGCTCAGCCACTGCAATACGAAGCAGCCGGCGGCATTCGAGATGCGCTGGGTGTGGGTCGTCAGTTAGGCGCTCAGTCGTATGCAACGACGCAGCGAGCCGGCGAAACGACCATGCCGATCAACTATCAGTCGCTGGCAGGTTTGCAGCAGGCTCTTGCAGCCGCGCAGCCTTATACGCAAGAAGCGACCCAGCGATACGGTGTTGGTTTAGAAAAAGCCGATCCTCTGCAGCAGTATGCTTTGCAGACGTTAGGTCGAGCCGGTATGACCGGCGAATCGATCTCTGGCGAAGCACTAGGAAGCCTTGCTCGCGCTGGATACGCCGCACAGCCTTTGCAGCAGTTGGCTCAGGGCATTTACGGCGAAGCCTATCAAGGCGCGCAGCCCTACAACGTTGCCGCTCTCCAGCAGTATTACGGCGGCCTCGGCGCCGCTGGCCCAATAAGCCAGCAAGCCCTACAAAACGTCGCTGCCGCTCAGGCTGGCGCGCAACCGTATCAGCAGTATGCAACTGAACTCGGTCTTGCTGCGGCTCGCCCGGTAGCGCCGGGTCAATTGACTGGATTCGAGATCGGTCAGTATATGAGCCCGTACATGTCGACCGTGGTCGGCCAGACGCAGGCTCTGCTCAATCAGCAAGCGCAGCAGGCTCAGGCCGAACAGACTGGTAATGCGATTCGTGCGGGCGCCTTCGGTGGCGACCGTGCTCGTATCGCTGCCGCAAACCTTCAGCAACAACAGCAGTTGGCGCAGGGTAAAGTCCTTGGAGATCTTCTGCAGTCTGGTTACGGTCAGGCGCTGCAAACCGCTCAGCAACAGCAGCAGATCAATCTTTCTGCCGAGCAAGCCAACCGCGCCGCTCAACAGGCCGCTGCAGGTCAGTTGCTTGGCGTTGGTCAGACCGGATTCGGTCAGGGCATTTCTGCCGCTCAACAGCAGGCCGCGTTGGCTCAGCAGTTATTCGGCCAGCAAATGGCCGCCGGTCAAGGCATCGCAGGCCTCGGTCAGCAAACGTTTGCTCAAGGTCTATCGGCTGGTCAAGCGCAGCAGGCTCTCGCGCAACAGTTGTTCGGCCAAGGCGCCACGACCGCTCAGCAGCAGGCTGCGATCGCTCAGTCGCTGTTTGGTCAGGGCGCAACGTCGGCAGCCCAACAGGCCGCTCTCGCTCAACAGATGTTCGGCCAGCAGGCTACGACCGCTCAGGGTCTTGCCGCCCTTGGTCAGCAGTTGTACTCGCAGGGCACCGGCACCGCACAGGCTCAGGCTGCAATCGGCCAGCAGATGTTTGCGCAGCAGATGGCGCAGGCACAGCAAGAGGCCGCTCTCAGTCAGATGCTATACGGGCAGGGCCTTGGCGCTTCACAAGCGCAAGCCGCTCTTGCTCAACAACAATTTGCTCAGCAACAAGGTGTTGGGCAAAACCTGCTCGCCGCTGGCCAGCAAGGCTTTCAGCAGGGCTTAGGTCTCGGTCAAGCCCAGCAGGGCCTTGGTCAGCAGTTATTTAGCCAAAACATGCAGCAGGCTCAGCAGCAGGCTGCACTGAGTCAGTTGTTGTTTGGCCAAGGCACGACCGCCGCACAACAGCAAGCCGCAATCGGCCAGCAGTTGTTTGGTCAGGGCCTCAGCGCCTCGCAGCAGCAAGCCGCACTGGGTCAGCAGGGTTTTGCTCAGCAGTTAGCCGCCGCTCAGGCTCGTCAGCAGTTGGGTCAAGGCCTATACGGTATGGGCACAGGTACGGCCCAGCAGTTGGCAGCCCTTGGCACAGGCGCTCAGGGCGCTGCTCTGCAGGGTGCTCAGGCTCAGTTGGCTGCGGGTCAAGCCCAGCAGCAGACCGCTCAGGCTGGCCTACAGGCGCTTTACAACCAGTTCCTGCAGCAGCAGGCGTATCCGTTCCAAGTCGCGCAGTTCCTCGGAAACATCGCGATGGGTACGGGCGCGCTTTCTGGATCAACCACGACGACGGTACAACCGGGCAGCATTTTCCAAACGTCTGACATCCGCGCAAAAGAGAACGTACGCGAGGTTGGTAAGACGCTCGATGGGCAGCCGATTTATGCTTACAACTACAAGGGCGACCCGAAAACCCAGATGGGTCTTATCGCTCAGGAAGTTGAAGAGCGACATCCTGATGCAGTAGCAAAAATTGGCGGCTTGAAGGCCGTTAACTACGAGCGCGCCACTCGCGATGCGGCTCGTCGCGGTGATGCTATCGACGCGGAATTTTCGCCGATTAGCGAAGGCGGCTCCGTAACACGCGAGCGCGCCGGTCTCGGCTTTGCCGACGGCGGAATGCCTGATACGAATGATGCAGCAAATCGCGCTGAAGAAGAGATGAAGCAGCGTCAACAAGAGCAGGCTGCTCAAAATGAACAGCGTGCAGCGCAGGCGGCAGTACAGACTGCAAAGCAACAGGCTCCCGCCGCCAAACAGGCACCTGCTCCGCAAGTTGATCTCAAGCCGAATTTGAGCGTCAAACCGGAAGTTGGTGGTGCTGCTCTTGCAAAAATAGATATTCCAACAGCGCCACCGTCAATTCCTCAGTTGGCTGTTGCTGGTCCTGCTCCCGCTGCGGATCAAGGATCAAAAGACGCTCAGGCGATTGCCGCGTTGATGATGGCTTTTTCAGATCGCCGTATGAAAGAAGACGTGAAGCACATCGGTTTCACGCATGACGGTCAGAAAATTTACAGTTATCGCATTAAAGGTCAGCCGCACACTCAGATTGGCCTGATGGCTGACGAGGTGCAAGAGCACAAGCCTGAGGCGGTCGGCTCGATGAACGGCCTGAAAATGGTCGATTACGATCGCGCCACTGAAGATGCAGCGCGTAAGTCGCGCGGCGGTTATGCCGATGGCGGTAGCCCGGGTCTTGCAAGCCCGACTGACATGGCTGCGTTACTTGCGGCGCAAGCGCAGATGTTTGGGCCGTTCGGCGACTACGCTCGTACGTTGACTGGCAATCCGGGTGCGCCGGGATATGTCCCGGGCGCCAATTTACCTATTAGTAATTTAGTAACAGCCGGTGCTTTGCCAACTCAGCGTTCTACGGCGGATGACGTTGAGTCTGCTGTGAATATCGGTAAAGGCATTAAAGAGTTACGCACGCCGAAGGAAGCGCCAAAACCGGCGGAATCAAAGACGGAAACAGAAGTTCCGGGTGCCGTAGCAAGCGGAGAGCCTGTTTCAGAAACGGAATATTCAATTGAACCTGCCAACCGATATCGTGGCGGCCTTGCATATGCTGATGGCGGGCAAGTCATTCCGTATGCCGCTCAAACTGGGCTTAATATTCCGGTAGAAATGAAGACGCCGGAGTTGATGAAGCCGGGTTCATCACCGAAACAGCGCAGCACTATGGATGATGTTGCGCAAGCCTTAGGAATCGCATCAGATGTTAAGAATTTGATGCCGAAGGCTTATGGCGGATCGATTGGCCGCAACGGTTATGACGCCGGCGGTAATCCAACGTTTGCAGAGCGCTTTATTCCGGGTATTCAAACGCAAGAAGGCGTTGACGAAAATCGTCGCGCAATGATGGATTTCATTGAGAAGCGGGTTCTTAAAAATCCGTACCTAAATACGGCCGAAGCCGCGCGTTTGCGTGATGAGCGTTTGCGCATGCAGCCGACGTCTGCTGCTCCGGCAACTACCGGAACGCCTCCTGCGCCTCCCGCAGCACCTGCTACGACGCGTCCGCAGGCTCCTCGCCCAGTCGCCGATCTGACTGCCGCAAACAAGCCGCTGCCGTCTTCCATGTTTGCCAACTTGCCTGAATCTTTGGAACCGGGCTTGGCTACTGTGGTTCAAAGTCCTGCCGTTGGCGCTGGGCCGATGATTACGCCACCGGCCCCAGCCGCTGCTCCAACTGGTGGATTGGTTCCGCCTTCTGCCGCTGCGCCTGTTACGACTCCTGCTGCGGCTACGGCGCCGGCTGCTCCGACTGGTTTGCAGCCGCCTGCGGCACCTGCTGCAACGACTCCGGCAACGCAGAAAAAGCCCGGCATATTGGACTGGCTGCGTAAGGAAGAGAATTACATTCCGCTTCTTCGTGGCGCTGCTGCCGCTGTGGCTGCTCCGACGCAATACACGTTACCTGCGCTACTTGTTGGCGCTGGCGCTTACGGTAAAGCCAAGGGAGATGTTCTGCAGCAGTTGGCGGACATCGAGGCTATTAAGGCCGGAACAGAAGCAACACGGGCCGATATCAAGTTGTCTCTGGCAAATCTCCCAAGGCAGGCAATCGTTACGGATGCTCAAGGCAGAACGTTAGGCGTTCGAGTCTTCGGTCCGAACAACGAGATCATAATGATCCCGCCGGGTGAGTTCTTCCGCCGTCAAAAAGCGGGAGAGAAATTCAATTTTGCTTTTGCAACCGAGAGCGGACTCGGGCAAGTTCAGCCGGGCGCGCCAGCAACGCCTGCCGGAGCGCCAACGGCGACCCCAGCAGCGCCGACTGCGGCTCCTGCAACGGGCCAACCCCAAAAGCCGGTTTATCAGCAAATCCCTCAGGATATGATGCCCGGCGTAATTCAAAGGGCTGACGCTGTTCAGGAAACGGGAATTCCGGCTCTTTCGGCTCAGAAAGAAAACAATCCGTTTACAGGGCAGGCATCACTGGCTCAGGCTGAGCGTGAAAACCGCTTCACCCGCAATACGCTTGCGAAGGCTTTCGTTGAATTGCCCGCAAGTCAAAGCGGTGTGTTTTCTGCCGAAGTTGCCAATCCGCTGTTTAACTATGTAAGCAGCGCGCTGACGTTCTTTGGCGTATCGCCAGAGTTCTTAAAGCAATATGTGCGCGACCCGAAAGACATTGCCAATCAAGAAGTGGTGAACAAGATCACCACTCAACTTGCCCAGCAGATGCAGACCGAAGGCGGTGGCGTGGCTCTTGGCAAGTTTATGGCTTTGCTTGAGTCAATTCCGCGCTTATACAACACGAAGACAGGTCAAGCAGATCTTGTTGCAAGCATGTTTGTAAACTCGCAGCGCAACCTTGACGTAGATCGATTCAACAACTTGTATCGAAATGCTCTGCAAGATGCTGGCGGTTTGAACTCTGCACAGTCTGGATACGCTGGCCGCGGATTAGAAGCCGAATTTTCTCAGCGCCAAGATCCGTACTATCCAATTGAAAAATCAATTATTTCGGACATGTTCTTAAGTAAGGTAAAAATCACGTCAAACGGACAACAAAAGGAAGTGCCTTTGCTGAAGTTCGTTATCGACTCCGGCGGAGAAATTCCGCCCGCGTTGAAAAAAGTGATTGTTGATAAATACTCCAAGAAAAACCCAGACGGGTCGATCGCATACGACGCATCGAACGTTCTTCGTTACTTCGGGGGTGGTTGATGGCTCTTCCAGAGGACGAAACGCAATTTGAGATTGTTAGCGGCGCACCTGCAGTTTCCGGTGTTCCTGCCAACAACGCTGAGCGTGAAACATTTGAAATAGTTCCAATGGAAGCGGAGGCAAGAAAGCCTCCTCCTCAGCAGCCGACTCCAGATCGATCCGGCGTTCGCGTTGGCGCAACTCGTTTTCAGCAGGCCCGTGCTCCAGCGGCACCCAGCGAAAAAGAACTTTCGTGGGAAGAAACCGCTCGCGGGTTTGGCAGAACAATTGTTCCAAGCACTATCGAGGCTGGCCGCGCCACATTGCAGGCATTAAATCCTGCAAACTTGGATGAAACATATGCGGGCCTAAAGCAATTAGGTGTTGGCGCCGTATCGAAAGGCCAGCGTGCCTTAGGCATTTCTCAAAATAAATCAGAAGCCGCAGAAGATGAGCGCGCCCTAAATGCATTCATCGAAGGGTATAAAAATACATACGGTTCGATGGCCGGGTTCAAACGCGCTTTAGCGGAAGACCCTGCAAGTGTATTGCTAGATTTATCAACTTTTCTTACCGGCGGCGCAGGCGCCCTTGGAAAGGCTGGTCTTGCGTCTGAAAAAGCGGTCAGGATTGCACAACGCGCCGGAACCGCTATAGATCCGTTGCAAACCGCTTTGAAGGTGGCAAAAGCCCCGGTCGTAGGCGTCAAAGTTCCTTTTACACAGAAGAGGATTCCCGGCGCCGCTCAGATGTCCACGCTTGCATTTGGTTTGACGACTGGCCGGTCGCCTGAATTAATACAGCAGGCAGCGCGAACTGCAATGGAAGGAACCCCAGAGCAAAGAGATGCGTTCCTTAAATTTTCTAGCAAAAACGCTGACGACATGGAAATTGTCGACGTGGCCGCCAACGCATTGCAGAAAGCAAAGAAAGCGCAGCGAGATGCGTATGAGAAGTCGATGGCAGCATCGAATGCCCGTGCGCCAAGCGTAGACTTTAATCCTGTGTTATCAGCAATCGATAACGAATTAAATTCTTATCAAACAGTGACCTCAACCGGCAAAAAACTACCTAAGAACAAAGGCGCTGTAGAGTTGTTAGAAGAGATTGGTCAAGAGGCTCTTGAATATGCAACCGGGCCGGTTGGTTCTGTTGAGCGAAGTATTTTTAGTGCCGATGCTCTTAAGCAACGAATCGGCGAATTAATGAATACTTATAAGAACAACCCTCAAGCGTATCGAGCGGGCGTTGCTGCGTATAACGCTGTCAAAACCGCAATTGGCAAGTCTGACCCCGAATACATGCGAATCATGCGTGAATACGAAGATGCGCAGGAAATAATCAACGATATTCGCATGGGTCTCGGCGTTGGCCGCGCATCGCCTGAAACAGTTCTTAGTCGTTTAATGCCGAAGAAGAAACCGTCAACTCGAAAAATGTTGATTGAAGATCTTGCTAAATTTGACGACCGAATCCCGCACATGATTGCGGGCGCATCTTTGCGCGAGACGGTGCCGGGCGGATTGCAGGCACTGCTTAGCGGCGTAACTGGGTTTGCAGTCCATCCTGTTGCATTCGCTGGCCAACTGGCGGCTTCCTCGCCTAAGGTTGTTGGCCGAGGCGCATATGCCGCAGGAAGACTTGGGGCTGCTGGCCGTGCGATTACTCAGCCCGGTGTTGTGCTTCCCGCTTACTACGCCGGACGCGCGCGAGAAGAAGTGGTTAATCAAGCAGCCGCATCGCCAGAGCAAGAAGAAGTTTTTAATAAGATGCTTGGCATCGAAAGCAGCAATCGTCAATTTGATGCAAAAGGAAACACGATTCTTGGCCCAGAAGTTCAAACTGAATTCGGGCGTCATCGCGCTGTAGGTATTGGGCAGGTCATGCCATACACCGGCCCCGAGGCAGCAGAGGCTGCTGGCGTCGAGTGGAATGAAGAAAGGCTGTACAACGATGCGGAGTACAACAAGACATTAGCCCGCGCGTACTTTGACAAACAAGTTCAAGAGTTTGGAAGCGTTGTTACCGCTGCCGCGGCATATAACGCTGGTCCTGAGCGCGTCCGACAAGCAATCAGAAAGGCTGAAGAGACGGGCCAATCGTTCATTGAGTTTTTGCCTCAAGAAACTAAAAACTACTTGCAAAAAATATTTGGCGAATCTGGCGGTGAATTTCGTATTGAGCGCAAGTCTGGCGGCCGCGTCGACAGCGTCGAGCGCCTTGTTAGCCAGTTGATGCTGCGCACGAAGCAGGCCAAGCGCGAGACAACGAAAGCGACGGAACCTTTACTTGACCAGCCTGACGAATCGATCGTAAAAGCCCTCGACGTGGCTCAGCAGGCGATCTAGGAGTAACGAATGGCCAGCACATTTACAACCAACAAGTCGATCGAAAAGCCGGGTAATGGCGACTACGTCAATACGTGGTCGACGCCTGTCAACGACGACTGGGACATCATCGATGCCTCGCTGGGCGGCACTACGACGCTAAACGCCACTGGCGCATCGGGCACGGTCACTTTGACGGTTGGCCAGTATCGTCCGCCGACCATCATCGTCTCGGGCGTACTCACGGCAAACGTGACGTACTCGTTGCCGTCTGGTGTTGGTGGTCAATGGGTTGTCTACAACATCACGACCGGTTCGTTCACGGTAACGCTGGCAAGCGCAGGCGGCGGCACATCGGTTGTCATCACGCAGGGCAAATCAACGCTGCTGTTCTCTGACGGCACGAACGTTCGCTCTGGCGTGTCGGATATCCCGGCTCTGGCTGGTGGCTCGACTGGCCAAGTTCAGTTTAATAACGCTGGCAACCTTGCTGGATCTGCCAATTTTACGTACGACGGATCTGCGATTGTGGTGCTTGGCGCTACAGCGACTGCCGAACTTCGAGTTCGCAATACGATTCGTATCTACGGCTCGACTTCTGGCTTTACCGGCATCACGGTTCCAGCGGCGGCAGGCTCGACCACATATTCGTTACCGCCTGCAGACGGCACTAGCGGCCAAGTGCTGACGACCAACGGCGGCGGTGGATTATCGTGGACCACGGTTTCCGGTAGCGGCACGGCCGGCGTCACATCGTTCAACGCAGGCACCACCGGCTTAACTCCGGCGCTCGCAACAACTGGCGCTGTGACACTCGGTGGCACCCTTGCCGTTGCTAACGGCGGTACGGGTCAAACGACTTACGCTGACGGTGAATTGCTAATTGGTAACAGCACTGGCAACACGCTCACGAAGGCAACGTTGACGGCTGGAGTTGGCGTCACGATTACCAACAGCGCGGGCGCCATTACGATTTCGTTTGCTGGCGGAACGCAGAGCGCGCAGGACTACATCGTTCAGTCCTACGGCATCGTGTAATGACGCTTGAGGCAAAAGACCTCAAGTTACTCAAAACCGATCTGGCCCATCGCGTCAGAGAGGTAAACGGCAAAGTCGCGCGCTTAGAGAAGCGTATCGACTGGTTGGAAAAGTTGTTGTGGTTGTCTGCCGGCGCGGTCATTAGTTGGCTTGCCGGAGTTGTACTGAGGAATGTGTGATGCCGACGATTCAGGATGTGGAGGCTAAAGTGGATAGCCATATCGACGTTTGCGCCGTTCGATACGAAGGAATTGCCACAGAAATGAAAGGCGTTAACGCTCGCCTGAAGCGCATCGAGCAGATCTTCATTACGGCCGCCGGTTTCATCATTGCATTGCTTTTGGGTTTAGTCCTCAAGGGGTTGTGACATGAGCGAAGACATCGAAATGCTGCGAGAGCAAGCGCGCGCAGAACTGCAGCGCCTCGAAGCCAATAGCAGCGCCAAGGATGTTGCTGGCAAAGCCATCGGTAAGGACGGTCTCAAGTACATTACGGCCATCGTTGTCATCGGTGTGCTCTCTAGCCTCGCGCTCGATACCGACAAGATCGCTGCGGTAATGGGTTTGCTCGGTGCATCTCTTACGGCGCTGATCTCGATGCTTGCGAGCATTGCAGGCGCGACCGAGAAGGAAGAGAAGCCTGAGTTCGCCGTGATCAAGGAACTCATTGCTAAACTCGACAGGCTCGATCGTAAGGAGATGCCGATGCGCGTCGACGTCGAGGGCAGCCATGTCACTGTCACTAAAGGTGACGACGTAGTGAGGGCGTCCAAGTGAACATGCAAAAGATCATAGACATGCTATTTCCTGTTCTGCTGGCCGCTGTCGGCTGGCTGCTTGCGGAAATCGCATCGTTCAACAATCGCCTGATTGCGATTGAGTCCAAAATCCCCATTTTGATTACTGAGGATGGGGTGCCGACTGACAGTCCGTTAAGCGCGTCGCGTCGTCAGGAATTGAAGGACGACATCATGGAAGACATCCATGATCTGCAGGTGCGAGTTAAGTTGATAGAGGAGCGCAACAAATGATGACGATGGTTTCAACCTTCCTGTCGTTTCTTGCGGGCGGTTTGCCCAAACTCCTGCAGATCTTCCAAGACCGACAGGACAAAAAGCATGAGTTGGCTCTTGTTGCCGCGCAGAAGGAGCGCGAACTAGCGTTGGCTGAGCGCGGCTTTCTCGCACAGGCACGCGTTGAAGAAATCAAGTTAGAGCAGATTCAGACGCAGACTTCAGGCGAAGAGCGTCAAGCGCTGTATCAGCACGACATCGAGATTGGCAAAGGCGCCTCGCAGTGGATGATTAATCTGCGCGCGTCGGTGCGTCCGGTAGTGACGTATATCTTTGTACTTGAACTTGTTGCCATCAACATCGCGGGCGTTTGGTATGCCTACAACACTGGCGTTCCGTTTGCTGCGGCGATGGCAGAAGTTTTCTCTGACGACGAGATGCTCATACTGTCGTCAATCATAGCCTTTTGGTTCGGCACGCAGGCGTTCCAAAAGAAAGGTTGATCGTGAAGGTTAGCGCTGAAGCGATCGAGATGATTAAGCACCATGAGGGCGTCAGACTGAGGCCCTACAGGTGCCCGGCGTTACTTTGGACGATTGCGGTGGGCCATGTAATTGATCCAACCCATGCGACAGTGAAGTATGAGGAACGGCGCGCCTTACCGATACCCGCAGGCTGGGATCGCACTCTCACGATGGACGAGGTGGACCAGATACTTGGTCAGGACCTTCGTCGGTTTGAGCGTGGTGTGGTTCGACTTTGCCCTGCTGCTGTTGGTAATCAGGGAATCTTCGATTCTTGCGTCAGTTTTGCCTTCAACGTGGGTCTCGGCAATTTCCAGCGTTCTACCCTTCGGATGAAGACGAACCGCGGTGATTTCGAGGAGGCGGCCGAAGAGTTTATGAAATGGACGAAGGCCGGTGGTCGCGTCCTGCCCGGCCTTGTGAAGCGTCGTCAAGACGAGCGTGCGCTTTACCTATCAGGGTTATCTTGAACAATACCCTGAAATACTTTAGATAGCGGAATCGGCGATATTTTGGTCCCGCTAGCATACTCGCCGTTCAACGGTGGCCGTAAGAGATGGATGTACAGTGATTCAAGCCTATCCAGAAGGCTTTGATCGCAAGGCACAAAAGCAAACGAATCAAACTCTTTGTAAACATGAGTTCCGATTCGCCTTAGGACGCTAACGGATTGGCCGACGTATACGACCTTTTTGTCTTTCACCAAAAAGTAGATACCAGATATTTCATACTGCTTGGCCGACTGAACGATCTCATGTTCGCGCAGAAACGTATCCTGCGATAGCGACGCCACTTCGGAATACAAAAGCGATTCTGCTTTCAGAGCATTTAATTGCGCTTTAAGCGCGACCAATTCTTGATATACGGAATTACGCTCTAACTCTAATTGCGCCTGCTTTTCTTTCCGTAGCGCAATGTTTCGACGTCTGGTTTCTTTGCCCTTTTGTGCCGCAACCCGGCGCTGCTCTGGCGTCAGAGTCTTCATGCGATCAGGTAAAAACCTTGACCTTGCCGACCCAGCGCGAATTAACCGCGACCTCGCCGACTTGGTAATACTGGCCCGACTCGCCGTCTTTGTAGATCTCGCGCACGACCATGATCCCCGACTCCTGCAGGTCGTCGACGAACTCCGCTAATCCTTCCGCATCGTAGTCGCAGATGATCTGGTGCACCGGGTTCCCGGCCCGGCTTGGCATGTTCATAGTGATCTGAAAACGCATATAAGCCTCTATTAGCGATAAAGCGACGGATTATAGGGTAGAGCCGTACTTGGCGATTAGCGCGGCGTCTGAGCGGCCGTCGTCCTTTTTACGCGAGAACATGGTCGAGTATTGGGGAAACAACTGCATGGCACGCTCCCGGGAGCCATCTTTGCCCGCCCGGATGCCCATGGCCTTCATCCATGCCTGCGGGGTGACATGGGTTACCGGGATCTCATAGGCGGCCAGCACGCCCTCGATAACGCCGACCGATCGGCCAAACGAGAACATGCTGGAGACGCCCTGCCCGGGCATCGCTGAGACGCGTTCCATGTAGGCCTTCTTGATGCCTCGGCCAGCGATCAGATCGGCGAGCAGCGCAGGGCTGACCTCGCGTTTGTTTTTGCCGTTGCGGGTGACCTCGACCGTCGGCATGTCCATAACGACCAGCACGTCGATGTCGGTTTCGTAGTACGCCATGGCCCCATTGAGGCCCGGATCAATGCCTAGTATCACCATAACTTGATTCCATATCCTCGATAGTTTGTTTCATAAATTCCAGATGTCGGATACATGCCGCGGCGATGCTACCGATGTGCAGGTAGTTTCCTTCGTCGACGGCCATCACCATATCGTGCGATATCAATTGCAGCGCAGCGATGATCTCTCGATATTCGTCATCGTCGTAGGAGGCTGGCAATTTGTTCTCTGAGCATTTGGATTTCATCTTGTGCCTTAATCCAGTCCGCGGCGATCGAATGCTTTTCCGTTTTGAGCGCATCAATCTCTCGTAAGTATTCAGCAATTCGACTACGCAGCGACCGGATCTCCTCCCGATATTCGCTAGATGTATGGGACATGCTATCCCAATACTCGTCCATGTCATCCTTCGTGATCATGCGATCTTTCTCCGGCGAAAATTAACCACCGTTCGAGGCGTCATCGCGCGCAGGAAGGGCGGCACCCAGTTCTCGTCGTTACGCTGCGGCGGGCAAACTCCGCGCTGCAGATCACCGAGTTCTTTATTCACGCGACCAACCTTCTGCATGAGTATGCGAAGTTCGGCATAAAGTTCGCGCTGGCGACGCTTAATTTCATCTTCTGACATCAGAACAGACTCCCCTGTTTGTCTCTCAACCTATAGCGCGCATACGACTTGCCGTTGCGGCGCTCTTTTACAGTTTCAATGTCAAGCCCCTCTTGGCGCAAATCGTCTATGCGCGCGGCAAGGCGGAAGCAGCCAAACCTCTCAAGGGCATCGATCGGAGTTAGGGAGTTACCTTCGAGGAGGAATGATCGAATAGCATCAACTTGTCTCATAGAATTACCTCATCGGTTCCGGGTTCATACACAAAATTGCCGCAGCGTCTGTCTGCCGCACTGTCCCAAAACAGGCAGTGCAGTTTCTTGTCTTTCGACACAGACCAGCGGCAACTACGACAGGTCAAATCTTTCCCTCTTTAGCGAGTTGAGCGATCGTACGAGCCATGCCCTCGAAGTGGGCTAGGCGCACGTAGTCGCGTTCCAGATTCATATGCGCGCGGCGATCGATAGCGTCATGGCATGAGGAGCACGCCCACGCTCCAATCAGATCCGAGGCAGCCTTGATTCCCATGCCACTCACCCCGGGCAGGCGGACGTGCGCAAGCACTACGGTCTCGGAATTGTGGTTGCACACGTTCGGCAGGCGCACCATGCAGCCTCTGCCCTTTGCCTCTTTGCGCAGATCGATTCGCATCAGTACACCGGCTGGTTGCGATTCTTGTACCACTCGTTGAACGCAGGCGTGAAGACAACCATGCCCACGTCGTACGAGTACACGTCACCGTCGGACCAGCGCACGATCACATCGCTGTCGATCATCTTCCAGCAGCCGGTCAGTGACAGTTTGCCGCCATCGTCTTTAACGAACACAAAGCGCTCGTCTGTCGATCCCTTGCACGTCTCGCTGGTCAAAGTAATCTGGCCGGCAGCGCGATTTGGGATAAAGCCAATCACGGTCGGCACCGACTGCGCGACGGCTACCGAACAAAATGCAGCGAACAATACAAATAACTTACGCATTTCACTCTCCAATGGATAACGGTTCAGGGATCACAATCCCCATATCTAAAGCCCTTTGCTCTATAAAAGAAATGTAGTCAGCGAATTCTGTTTTTGTCATAGTCGAGGACCGCCGTACGGGGCGCATACGCTTGCGGCCAAAGCCCTCGATGGTCTCCCAGCCCCACATTTCGCCGAGCATGAACTCATGGATATCGGCCGCCTGAAATCCACGCAGGGCCTCTCCTGCCTGCTCGATGAGCGTTGGGTACACCACACCCCACAGGAATGAGTTCTGCGCCGTACTGCGCGTCGAACTCAACTCCTCGACGGTCAACCGCCAAGCCTTCTCCGCGTCGATCTCCTCGACGAACTTGGCGATCGCCGTCTGCATCTCCTTCGGACCCATGCCCTTATGGAGAATGCGCTGCTTACGTACGCGTGCCATTAGAACGGGATTTCGTCGTTGAATTCAGGATCGTCGTCCCGCTGCGGGGCTGCCTTCTTCGGGGCAGGACGCGCAGATCTTTCGCCATTCGGCTGCCACAAAGACACCGACAGGTACGTGTTGCCGGCCTTCGACTTTTTCTTCCACAGCGAGATCTTGACGCGGCCAGTCATGCCCTCGGGAATCTCGATCTCGCCCATGTAATGGGGCGACTTTTCACTTGTCGGGTTCTTGCTCTCGAACAACATCCCGTCGCCTGCCTTCAGTTCAAGCGGCTTGTACTCTTTCTTTTGAAAACTCACAGCGATACCTCCTTCAGGAATTTAACTTTCGCATCACGCTCTTCGAGGAACTTAATGATCTCGCGCTCCATCTCGGCGATGTACTTGTCGTCACGCTCGACCGGGATGATGAGCAGTTGCAGGTGCTCCGGCACGCGATCGTCAAACGACACAAAGTCCGCGCGCTTGCGACCGGTGCAGGCCAGTTGGAACTGGATCTGCGCCATGTACCGGGCCGGTACGGTGCGCGACTCGATGTAGTCGAAATGGGTGTGCGTCTCAGGCGCCTTGAATTCCACGATCATGTCGTCGTCGATCAAGCCGTCCGGGCTGCAGCCTGCGTTCGCGATCGTCGGGTGATCCACAAAGTCGATCTGGTCGACGAGGTTGCCCGTCTTCGCGCTGTAGCGATCACGGGCGAGCGGCTCGATCTCCGTACCGCGTCTCATCGCGTCCGTCTCAAATCCCCGCGGCTTCGGCTTGCCGGTCATGGCCTCGACAACGAGGTCAGCCATGTACGAGGCTCGGGACGCCGAGTAGCCGGTCTTTGTCTTGGCCATCACGTCAGCCACGCGACTCGCCGTCACTTTTCCGACGCGCTTAGCGAACCATTCCGGTGTGCGTTGGTCAGTCATTTTTCCCCTCTTGCGCGAATGACTGCAACGCAATCTTCGGCATGCCAATTCTTCAAAACAGCCTCTTCACACGCCTGAGCGCATGCTTCTCGTTCGGCTGCTACTGCCAGTTCCAGCAGTCCGCAGTACTGGGTCGTAGTCTGCCCATCAGCGCACTGCCGCCAGCCACGCTCGACAAGCCGACCTTCGTAAAGAGCAATGAAGCGTTCAAGTTCTTCGATCGGGGCTACTGTAGTTGTGACTGCTCCGCCTTCTTCGATAGCAACCACACGAATAAACCCCGCCTCTCGCGCCAGTCGGATGATGTCGTCGCGGGTCACGCGTCTAACTCCTTGCGGCGAGCGGCGAACGCGTCAAGACACGCGGTGCGCTGGGCCTCGCTCAGGCCTTTGTACAGCGCCTGCAGGTCCGTGATGTTGTCGACGGCCTTGATCAGATCCAGAACCTCGGGATCGGGCTTGACGGCCCTAGGCGCCTTCTGCGGCGGTTTGGCAGCGGCTTCGTTGCCGTCGTCGTCTTCGTCGCCCACGATCGCAGCGACTGACTGCAGGCTGTAGCGCTTGCAGTACGTGCTCGCGCTGCCGAAGCCCTGCGCGTCCGACTTCGAGACGGGCATAACGAACGGGCCGAACTCCAGCCACTGACCGGATTCGTGCTGCACGATCGTCAGGCAGGCCACGCCATCCTCGACCGACGTCAGTTCCTGCATGACCGACAGACCATGCTTAGCGAACACCGGGACGACGGCGTTACGGATCGCGGCGAGGCTCGCGAACTTGTTGCGGAAGTGCGGGTTGGTCGAGTCGAAAGACGGGTTCTTCATTTCGGCCTGTGCAGCCGCGAGGGCCTTGCTGATCGCATCACACTGTTCAGATCGTTTCATGTCACCACTCCCAGTTGGGTTTCAGTTCGATTGGTTTCGGGATTTCGTTTGCCGGCTCATCGAGCGCGGCAGCCATGGCGTCTTCCCACTGCTGCTGCTCGCACTCCATCTGCTGGCGCCAGCCATCGTCGTATTCGTCGTTCATAGCGCTTTCTTCGCGAGTCGGAGCCAGCCGATGGCCATGCGGTTGTAGTCGCGGGCCAATCTCGCGTGCCGGCGGCGCTCATCAACGACCAGAGACGCTCGCGCTTTGTAGAGGTGTTCGTCGCGGCACTCGAAGCAGCGGCCGGACTTGATGGCGAATTCGATGACGTTCTTCATAGCGTTACCTCGATATCAGATATGCAGGAAAGTTTACCACGGTAAATACAAAAGGGAAGAGGCAGGTCTCCGTTGTCTCAGCGATAAAAGTGAACGCTTCTACCGCGGGCCTTTAGCAGCGGCTCAACTTCAGCGACGGTTGTGCGTACGGCGGCGGTGCGAAACCCGGCGTCGTCGTACAAGTACACGGTGGCCCCTAGTTTTAAGTAACTCGTATCCCAAGACGCGGGACGATCCATGCGGGTCAGTGCGTAACGCGGGGAATCAAGTGCTTCGATGAGGTTCATGCGATATCTCCTGATTACTGATTGATACTCGATGTGCGCATTCTAAGCGGCAGTTTCCGCCTCTGTCAACACCCAGTTTACTGGGGTAAACTCTGCACCCATGACCCCGGAGATACAGGCACTTTTCGACAGGTATGGCTCGCAGGCGAACATCGCCCGAGCCTTCAACGTCACGCCTGCATCTGTGATCAAGTGGATTCGCTCCGGTCGCTTGCCGCCCCTCAGGCGGTACCAATGGCGGGACATGTGCGGCGGTGCCCCTAAAGCCGCCGGAGAGCCTATTACAGCGTCTCCGACGGCCCGGTAAGGGGTCAGCCTCAGAACTCGGGGTTCCAGCGCTGGATGTGGCCCGGCACCAGATACCACATCTTGCCCTGCAGCCACGTACCCGTCAGACGGTTGCGGAAGTAGCGGCGGCCGCTCGACGTGGTGATGATGCGGTGATCCTTGCCCGTGATCTTCGTCACCTCGCCGTCGGGGTAGTAGTCGCCGTTGAACGCGTACGAGACCTTGTCGCCGACCTTCGGCAGGGCCTGCACGTCGAACCGTGGCCAGCGCGAGGTGCCGTTGTCGATCGCGACGAACGTCTCGCCGTACACGGCAGTCGCTTGCTCGGCCATCTTCTGGGCCTGCTCGTATGACGCGATGTCATGGCGGGTGGTCCACGTCGGGTCCTGATGTTGATCGTCGGTCAGTTCGTTAGCGACGGCGGTGAGTTGGTCGTTGATGATGTGGAAGTAGAGCATTTGAATTCTCCGATTGCAGATAGTGATTAGGCCACGCTGCGAGCGTGATCTTCGGGGTGGATGTACGACATTCGGCCGTAGGCGCCCCAGTAGACGTGGGACAGGCGGGCCTTAACGGCGCGCAGGGTGTTGCTGTGGTACCCGGTAACACCGACCCAGCGGTGGAACGACTGGCCTTGGCTGTCGGTGCAGAGGATGCGCTCCTGCAGCGGTGCGTACTTGCAGTCGTACAGCGCGTACTGGCCGGCGCGGATCTTGGCGATGATTTGGTCGATGTCGTTCATGTCAGATCTCCGTAGCAGATAATCAATCGATGGGTAGATCTTAAGCGGCAGTTCCTGCCGGTGTCAACACTTTTGTTGATTCGGTCTTCAGGGCCTTTAGGACCTTTTTGGCGATCCGGCCATTCATGGACAGTTTGAAGAAAACCTCGGTGTAGATCCGGTCTCTGCCAGAGCGCCAACCCCATGTGCAAACGATCTCACGGGAACCTTCGATGCTCACGCATTCCCCGTCGATCAACATCGCTGTGTACCCGCGTCCGTTGACCATGACCGTTTTCTTCGTGACTTTCATAGCGTTCTCCGTAACAGATAACTAATCGATGTGCGCATACTAACCGGCAGGAACTTCCGGTTGCAATACCCCTGACGAAAATAAATAGGTACACACAACGCTATGCATATTGCGTTGCATTTCGTTCGATAGCCGTTGATGGACTTAGATGGGCGTTGCTGGATTTGCAGGGTCCATAACGCAAAAGCCCCCGGGGGTGGGTCCGGGGGCTTGCGGCGCGTAGTTGGGGGCGCTACTCTTGGTTTGCTGTCAAAGAGTGATGCGGACTGTAGTTGGTCCCTTTACTCACGTCAACTCCCGTTGCATTTCTCTACGGCAGCAACACCCTCAACAC